GGAATACAGAAAGCAATTGAACTAATATAAAATACAAAATTATGAAACCATTTGATTTAGAAAAAGCAAAAGCAGGTGCGTCTCTATGCACAAGAGAAGGATTTAGAGCTAGAATTGTATGTTTTGATGCAGATAACGATAGATTCCCTATTGTTGCTCTACTTAAAAGCGATAATGGCAAAGAATATCCCGCTTCTTTTACTAAAGAAGGACGATTTTCTGATGGGGAAGTAGACTCCTCAAAAGATTTATTAATGGTGGGAGAGAAGAAAGAAGGATGGATAAATATATATGGAGCATTCAAAGAAAGATGTATTGGAGCGGTTCACAAATCAAAAGAAGAAGCCATGCGTATGAAAGTCAATGAAAAAGATGTTACATACAAAGATACGGTTAGAGTAGAATGGGAGGAATAGTAAAAGGTATTATCATATTAATTTCGGCAGTATTATCCTCATGTAATGAGTGTGTATCATGCCATCATAACGAACATCAAGGGTATCCCAAAATATACCCAACTAAAGATGGAAGTGTAACTTATCTTAATGATAGCATTATTGTTATAAAAACACATAAAAAGGGATTAGATAATTTTGAAACTGAAATAATTAACTTAAAAGCAATAAAATGAAAAAAGTAATTTTAAAAAAGCTTATTCTTCAAAATTGGAGAAAACAAAACAAGGAAATATCTTTTAATGAAGATATTACTAAAGTATATGGTCAAAATAAAGCAGGAAAGTCCTCTCTCCGTCATGCATTCCTATGGCTTATTACAGGATATGATGGGGAAAATAGAATGAACTATAATTTGTTCGACAATACTAAAACATATACACCAGAAGATTCTCCTGCTGCTGTCGTTGAGGCTATCATCGAGGCAAATGGATATGAATATTCATTGAAAAAAACAGCCGAAGTGGGATGGATTAGACGTAGAGGAAGCAATTCTTATGAGAGGAAAGGAACTGATGATTATAAGTTCTTTATTGATGGAGTAGAATTAAGTGCCGGAAAGTATAAAGAAAAGATTGCAGATTTATTTTGTGATTTGGAAGTTCTTCGCTCTATTTTGGATATTAATTACTTTTTATATTTAGATTGGAAAGAACAACGTAAATATCTTGCTGTAATGGCAGGTGAAATAACAGACAACGACTTAACGGGTAATTATAAGGAATTATTGGAGCAACTAGAGAAGTATTCACTCTCTGAATTAAAAGCCCGAATTTCGTCAGATATTAAACCTCTAAAAGACTCTCTTAAATCCCTTCCTCTTACGATAAAAACTTTGGAGGAAAATCTGCCAAATGTAGAAGAGGCGGGAAGTGCTAAGAAAGCCATAGAAGATTATAAAAATCAAATTTCGGATATAGATAAAGAATTACAAGGAAGTGCTGAATCTATTAAACCTCTAATAGAAAAGAGAAATAAAGATTTGCAAGAAATATCTGATTGGGAACGGAATATTAGAACTGAAAAAGAAAAATACGATGAAGAACAGAATAAGATTTCAGCTTCTATTCTTTCTGAAATATGCTCTGTAACAGAAGAGAATAAAAATATAGATAATAAAAACGAAGAAAACCGAAGAAAAAGAAGAGTTCTATCTGATAAAATAAAGTCATTAAATATAGATTTAGGAATTCTAAATGAAAGAAGAAATAATCTATTAAATAAATTGGATGAATGTTTGGAAAAGGAATTTTCAGCAGATAAATGTTCTTATTGTGGACAAACTCTTCCTGATGACAAATTAGAATTATTAAAAAAGGAGTTTTATAAACAAGTAGAAATAGAAAAAGAAAATATAATAAAAGAAGGGCTGAATGTAAAAGCAAGAATTGATGATATAACTAAAATAATTGCAGAATGTGAAGAGAATCTTGCTGATATTCCGACTACTCTTTTGGCGAAGAAAGATCTGTCTGCTTTACAAAAAGAATATGATGAAGTTCAACAAAATGTTATCCCATTTGAGCAAACTGAAAAATATAAATCATTAGTTAGCTTATTGGAAGAAAAGAAAAAGACAATAACAACTATTCCTGAACAAGATAATTCAGGTTTACTTTCCATGAAAAAAGCTTTGATGTCGAATATTGAAGAGGAAAGCAAAAAAATGGGACTTATTGATGAGCGCAAAAAACAAGAGAAAAAAATAGAAGAATTTAAGAAACAACTGAAAGATACTGCCAATGCTTTAGCAGAACAAGAAAAGTTAGATAATCAAATTAAAACATACGAAGAAGAAAGAGCTAAGATTATTTCTGATAGAGTAAATAAATTCTTCAAACGATGCAATATTACCATGATGTCGCAGGATAAATCCGGTGTTTGGATTCCTGATTGCGTGATTACTGGAATAGATGGAGCAATTGCTGCTACATCAAACGGTGCAGAAAGAATACTTATTGGTATTGATATTGCAAATGCTTTTGCAGATTTCTTCAATGTAAGTTTGCCTCTGTTTGTTGATGATATGAATCTAATAGATTCTAGCAATGAAATAAAAACTTGCCATCAATTAATCGAATTAATAGTAAATGATAGTGATAATGAATTAAGAGTAGAATATTAATTTTTAAAAAGTAAAAGTTATGAATGAAAATTTAAGTCGTGTTTATTTTAATGGTAGCGAACTTAGTTACAAAGTTAACGGGGTTGAAGTTATAAATGGTGAATTTCCTGATAAATATAATTTAAAAGGAGATTATTTAATTAGTGGAGAAGATCTAGCTGCTATCACGGTTGCTCTGAATAGCAATAAGGGGGGTATTTCTAGAATTGATATTAATGGTTATCGTTTTAATATCTTGATTGAAGATTCAGATAATATAATGAAAAAAATTAAAGAAGAACTAGAAGAACTAGAAGCAAAGAAAAAAATATATGAAGAATTATACATTAAATACATTCATTTCAATAATCTTCCGTGGTATGAACGTATCTTTAAAAAAATATAAATAGAAAAATGAATAACAATTTAAGTGTAAATGTAACCCTATCTGAACTGAATGGGGTTATCATAACTAATGATGAGGTGGGTGGGGTGGAGGAAAAAGGTATTTTTATCCCACTAAGATTTAATACAATATATAGGAACAGAAAAGGGGAGTACATACTGACATTGAAAGCTGTTGAGAAAAAGCCTAATCAGTATGGTTATGTATACGGCTTACTCCCTAAAGCTTCCAAGAAAAAAAATAAAGAGCTTGAAATGTTAGGGCAAAGTACTAATACTTGGTGTGGAAATATAATAAGAAGCACTGAATATACAAAAGTTAAAAAAAACAGAGTGTCAATAGATGATGCGTTAAAAAAATAACAATATGGAAAATAAAGAAAAAGAATTAATAAAGAAATTTGAAAGTCTTTCTAAATTTATAGAAGAAAATGATATCCCTGCTTTAATCTTAATTAAAACAAATGAAGATCATTTTTCAGCAGCAATTTCCAATATAGATGATATTACGGAATTATTTGCAAAACAATCACATAATGATGACGATTTAGGACATGCTTTGTCTTATATAGCTACATTAACGATGGGTTCACAATGTTCTATGAATCATAGAAAGTTCTTTGAGTTTCAAAGGAATGTATTGGCTGCTATTAAGGAATATGATGAAACCTTTAACGGCTTATTCAATGAAGATGAAGAAGAAGAAGTAGATAATAAAATTTGCGATTGTTAGTTTTATATATTCACATTTTAAAAATATTATTATGGACAAATGGTTTTTAGGTTCTCTGAAATACGAAAAAGTAATGGAGAACGGGAAAGAAAGAAAAGTTACAGAAAAATATCTAATTGATGCCTTATCTGTGACAGAAGCAGAAGCTAGACTAATAGAAGAGATGTCTCCCTTTATCAGTAGCGATTTTTCGATAAAAGCTGTGGTAGATACAAAATACGCAGAAGTAGTTCCAAGCGATAATGAAGCTGATGATACTTGGTTCAAGTGTAAACTTGGGTATATCACCTTAGACGAAAAGACTGGGGCTGAAAAGACTACGACAACCAATATGCTTGTGCAAGCAGCAGATTTAAGACAAGCTGTAAAGAACTTAGACGAACACATGAAAGGTACAATGGCTGATTATAGAATCGAAAGTGTATCTGATAGTAAAATAATGGACGTTTATCCATATAATAGCAAATAATAATGGAAGCAATATATATTGAAGGTCAAATTACTGCAATACTCCCCGAAACTAGAGGTGTGGGACAGAGAGGTGAATGGGTTAGCCAAGATTTTGTATTAAAGACAGACGATAACTATCCTAAAAATATTTGTTTCACTATTTTGGGAGCAGACAAGATTAAAGAAGCGAACATTAGAATCGGAGATGTTGTTAGTATTGGAGTAAATATCGAATCCAGAGAATTTAATGGACGTTGGTATACATCTATAAAAGCATGGAGTGTTAAGAGGAAGTTTGAGGCACAGGCAGCTAAGCAAGCACCTCCTGCCCCAACACCACAACCATCTCAACCAACACAGAATTATTCATCAATTAATCAAAGTGCTGCCGATGCACTACCATTTTGAATATCTGATGTGTTACAGAAGTTTAAAGTTAATGGAATTGATGTAGAGATTATTGGATATAACAAATAATATCTCTATATTTGTGGAATGAAAGGGATAGTTGAAGGTAGCTCCTTCAATGAAAGGTTAAACTAACGGGCTTTCCCTTTCTTCTTTTAATCATCTTAAAACCTCACGAAGTATAGGTAATCGTTTTATTTTATGGAAATAAGTACAGATAAAAGTTCAGGAAGTATCAATGTGGTATATTCCTTTTCAGAAAAAGAGGTGAATTTATATTCAAAAGTTACAGAGAACATAAACAAAGAAGCTAGTTGTATTCTACTTGAAAAAAATGAAGAAAATGAGAAGCTATTTGATTTTGTACAATCTGTTTTTCATTCCTCAATTCCACGTGATGAAATATGTAAATTTATAATGGGAATAGATACTGTAAGAGATTTATTTTTAAAAGAAAATGATTTTGACAGTACTATTTCTACAATGGATTTATTGAACTGTTTTATATATACTCCATTATCTATTGGAACCAGCGAGGGGAATTTGTTTAAGGAAGAAAAGTCAATATATTTATGGAGGGATAAGGATTCCGAATGGCTAATAGATAATATCCTTGATATTATTCCTTGTGAGTTTAAAGAAAATTTTATTTCTAGTTTTTTTATAACAAAACTATCAGGAGGTAATCACCCTTTTGGAAGTAGATTATATTATTCTTTTATCAATATAGAAAAAAGGATGAATATACCCCAAAAAAAGACATATACATACGTAATGACTGATGATACAGGAATGTACAAGATTGGCAAGAGTATATCTCCTATGTTAAGAGAACAATCTTTAGCTGTTGGAAATCATACATTACGGTTATGCTTCTATATTGAAGGGAATCACGAGAAGGAATTGCATGATAAATTTGCTACTAAACACATGAAAGGTGAATGGTATCACTTGAACAAATCTGATTTAAAGTACATTAGGAATTATAACAAAATTAAAAAATAATATGGCAGACAAAAAAGAATTAATTAAGCCTGTATTGGTTGAAGAAAAAGCATTAGCAAAGATACAAGCCTATATGGAATTAGGCATGACAATCCCCGAAGGATTTTCACCAGCAAACAGTCTAAAGAAAGCTCGATTTATGTTGAATGACATGAAAGTAGGAGGAAAGCCTGTATTAGAAGTTTGCACAGAAGAATCAGTAATGCAAGCATTATTAGATTCAGTTGCTAAAGGATTAGATTTCTCGGAATCTCAAATATATTTTATTCCAAGAGCTAATCAAATGACTACAATGGAAAGTGTATATGGGCGCATTGTAAGAGCAAAAAGAGCTTCCAAATATTACAAACCTATTGTTGGATATGTTCATGAAGGAGACATTTTTGATTTTGGTGTAGATATTCAAACAGGATATACTAAAATAATAGAGCACAAAACTTCCATTGAAAATTTGGATAAGCCATTTATTGCTGCATACGCTTATGTTACAGACAATGATGGAAATACAGACGTATTTGTTATGACACGAAAGGAATGGTTGAAATCTTGGACTAAATCTTCAAATGGAGCAAGCGTAGCAAAGGATTTTGAACGTGATATGATTTATAGAACAATTATCAAAAAATCCACGAAATCATTAGTCAATTCTAATGTTAATTACATGGGTTTATCAACAGTAGATGATGACGATGATACTCCTTTAGCTGGGGATGCTGCCTCAATAATTGAGAAGTCGAAAGTAGGTGAGGTTGTAGAATATGAAGAAGTAACGGAAACTGTAGATGCGTCCACATTGGGTAACAAAGAAGAACTTAATGGTGCAAATGCAGGTACAGACGATCCGAAAACCATCAAGGAAGAAAGGAAAGAACAAGTTAAAGAACGCCCGTTTTAATTATGGATGATGACGATGAACCAGATTCTTCTTGGGGCGAAATGATACCCGATTGGATAGATGGTGATGCAGATATATATTGAGTAAATAAATCACAACTTAGTCCCATTTTGTTTAGGTAGTAATACCTATTCGGATGGGACTTTTTAAATTGAAATAATCACTTAAAAGGATAAAAATGATAGTAAAATATGAAATACAAATTGATATGGAAGAATTATTTGATAATCTTTCATACGGGGAAAAGGTTAAATTCTGCGATATAGCTTTAGCATGGATGGATGATGATGAATTAGTGGAAACATTGAGAAATAGAGACGTAGATTGGAGTGATTTTGGATTAAAAGAAGAATAATATGAAAATACATTATATAATATCAGAAGAAAAACTACTTTCGTTATTAAACGCAGAAAGAGAATTAGATGCATTAGAAAATGCAGGAGTTGACAATTGGATAAATTACCCATATAGGTATGATTATTTCGATAAAGAAGATTATCCTGGATGGACACCTGAATTATTAAAAGATAAATTTTCAGTAATATATGACAGTGAAGGAATTATTAAGTAAAGTAGAGGATATAGAATCGAAACTATATTATGATATGGGGAAATATAGACAATTCACCATTGATACGATTGATGATATTCTCGATGAGTTGAACAATCATCTTCAAGAGCCTTTCCAAGTTTTAACAGATGACGATTTATTAGGAAGCTTAATATATAGAATCAAAAGTATTATGGGAATATGTGACCCACGTTTGTTGGACTATAATATATTTGAAGAATTACTTTATTTAATGAAAGAGGATTATGACAATTCTAAGGATAGCGGGGAGCAGTAGTAAAGGAAATGCGTATATACTTGAATGTAATAACGAAATCCTTTTAATTGAAGCGGGCATATCTTTTAAAAACAAGATACTTCCGGCTATAAATTGGAAAGGGGGTAAGGTGGTTGGCTGTTTAGTCAGCCACCGATGAAGCCATTCAGATCATTCAGTAGATATTCCTGAATTAATTTTAAGAGGAATTCCCGTTTACTCAAATAAAGAAACAAAGTCTATATTTCCTGACGTGGTTGAACTTTCTATTAAAACTAAATATCGTATTGGAGGTTTTGAAGTACAATGTCTTGAAGTTCCTCATAATGCACAATGTTATTCATATATAATAGATTGCCCTGATGGAATGAGAGTATTGTTTATAACTGATTGTTCTTATTTTAAATATAAGGTGAAAGATGTGAATGTTTTAATGATTGAAACTAATTACAGTAATGATGTGATTGTAAATAATGCGATACATGATGAATGGTCGTCTAGTGCATCTGAAAATCACTTATCATTGGAACAGGCTATCGAAGTTATTAAAAGACATAAATCTCGTAATTTAAAGACAGTCATAGGGCTTCATCTAAGTAATCAAAATAGCGATGAAAAAAAGTTTGGTGAGAGAATATTTGAAGAGACAGGATTTAGAGCTATATTTGCAGATAGCGGTATCACTGTAGAACTAAAAAAGGAGGAATTTTAAATGGCGAATCCTAATTACTTTAAACTTAGAGACTATCTACAATCTTTAATAGATATGACGATAGAAGCGGAGAATAAAAATCCTATATACTATTATTTCCCTATTGATTCTAGGGATTTAGCAAAGAATATGGAATTGATAAAAAATGGGTATAATAAGAATATATTACCTGTTAATTTATTATGGCAAATAATGGATAAAAAGAAAAATGAAGAATGATAATAATAATCAAAAAATATTGTGAAAATGAATAAAATATATTGCGGTTTAGATAATGGTGTAAGTGGAAGTATTGGATTTGTTGGAGAGGATATTTATCCTTTTTTTGTAAAAACACCAACAAAACAAGAACAGGACTATACAAAATCTAAGAAAAATATCACTCGTCTTGATTATAGTGCATTCATGAATCTATTTAGTTCTTACAATAGGAATGATATTGTTGTATTAATGGAAAGACCTTTGGTAAATCCGAGCAGATTTACCGCAACAACATCTGCGCTAAGATGTCATGAAGCAGAATTAATTATGATTGAAACTATGGGTCTTAAATATATGTTCATTGATAGCAAAGAGTGGCAAAAAGAATTGCTTCCTAAAGGAATTGTCGGAAGTGAAGAACAAAAGAAAGCCTCATTAGATATAGGTAATAGACTATTTCCTATGTTTGATGATTTCAAACACCCCGATAGAGATGGATTATTAATAGCAGAATATGGAAGGAGGAAAAACTTATGATTGTAGATACTAATAAATGGGTTACTATTGACACATACGCATTTTTGAAAGGGATTAAACGTAGATGGGTTTATGATCTTATAAAAAAAGGTAAGGTGCAAACAATCAAGTTATGGGGGAAACAATTAATATACATAGGAGATGAAAATAGATAAAACAAGATTCTTTTTATTCCCTTACATAGCTATCAAACATAATGAATATGTATATGGGAGACAATTATACACTGTTATGGGTGATCTGTCTATACGGGAAGTTGAACACTATATAGAAATTACAAAAGAATACAGTGATGTGGTAATTACAGGTATCTTTGAAATGTCAGAAGATGATTATTTAGCAAGTAATTTAATTGAATGAAACCATGAAAGATTTGATAATAATGATTGTAGCCTTTGTAATTGTTGCTGCATTTGTTGGACACATGGAGATAAATTTATCTCCATTTAGTATCAAACTACCAATGTGGCATAGAGTAGTATGTATGATTCTACTTCTTGTTACATATATACTTTGGAATTTTGGAGAAAGACAAGATGCCTATTCGAAAGGATTACAAGAAGGTATGGAGATAACATTAGAACAACTTAAAGAAAAACAAAATGGAAAATAATGAAATATACATTTTAGTAGCTACAGCCTACCATTGGGCTAAAGATGAACACATGGCTTTATTGGAACAAAAGCAATGGATAGGATATGGAAAAGTTGGGAAAGATAAACTGGGAAAAACCATGAAGCAAATATTAAAATTATGGCAGGAAGTTTATATCGACAACAGAGATGATACACAGGTTATAATCCGTTTGTATTCTACCGTTCAAAGCAATGGGTTAATATTGAAAGATGATGTTTGCGATTATAAAGTTATCGGTGGAGGGGGCAATGGATGAATCTAAAATTGATGATCTTCTTCGGCTAACAAGAGAAAAACAATGAAATGCTTGCCAAGATAACTTCATACATAGAAAAGATTACCGATGATGATTATTTAGCCAAGCATTTACTTCAAGAATTTATCAATAACGTTGTAGCCGACTTGTTTGCAGATATGCTCCTTCAACCAAAAGGAAGAGGACATATCAACTCGGAAGAAATAAAAGATATTATTAACCAGTTAAAGATGTAGTTTTATGACAATAAGTACAAAATATGATATTGGAGATATGGTTTGGTTTATGCATGACAATAGATGTGTATTAAAGAAAGTTGAAAATATAAATATCGATGTATGCCACATGTATATTCAATACATGTTTGATGGAAATGATATATGGCTATCTGAAAAGCATTTGTTTTCTACAAAAGAGGAACTTCTAAAATCGTTATAACAATATGAAAACAGATAGGAGTAATTGGGGAGTAAGATGGGGAGAAGCCTTATATAGGATAGAAATTGTTATGCTTATCATAGAAAGTTTTAAATATTATCAAGAAGTAGAAACTAAAAAGGCTTCAATGAAATATCTTAAATACTCAAAAGATTATAAATCATGCGAACAAGCAGCAGACATGATAAGAATGTTATTTAACAGAGATGTAAATCCTAGCGAATTAATGCACACAGAGGATGATATATCTAATTCTTTAATTGATAGTTATATAAAACTACAAGATTCCCTAAGGTACTTCCCAAGTCCTCGTTATCCTTATGAAAAAGAAGATATATTATCTGTTTTAGCTTATTTATATCATCATAATTATTGGCTAAGAATGAAATGCTATGATTACAATATATTCTCATGTAAAGTATTTGATGTATTTCAGGGGAAAAGAATGATTCACAGCAGAGGAGTAAAATGGTTAATTAACGAAAGCAGTGAATATTGTTTATGGAATGGTAAAACGAAACATGTTGATACGATGGCATTTAGATCTACTTTTAGAAAAATAGAAAAAGCTTTTAATGAGATAATAGAAAAACGAAGGAAAAGAAAGGAGAAAAAATGACGGAACAAGAATTAATAAACTATACTTTATCCTTAATTCCCAAAGAAGAAAAAGATAGAGTATTCAGACAAGAATGTTGTGGTATAGATAATAGTTTTATTGGTTTTTTAGAACCATATTATTATCTATCCAAAATAATACCAAAGAACTATACTGTATTCGATTTCGGAGCAGCTTACAATCCTCAATGCTATTTCTTCACTGAACATAAGAAATACATAGCTATATCTCCTATAGAAATAGATGGGAAAGAAATGTTTAAAGCTCCTAATTGCGATATATATAGATGTACAACAGGAGAGTTCTTAAATAAATACTACATGGGAGGGAAAAAGATGTTTGCTATTGTAAACAATGTACCTAATTGGTACAATGAAGATACAATAGAATTAGTAAAAAAAGAATTTAGAAATTGTTACACATTTTACGTTGGATTATGACAATAGGAAACTTTTTAGCATTCATTATAGGACTGTTTATCGGTCGTGTCTTGACTTATCTTGGAGATAAAACTTATAAGTTTTTAAATAGACCAAAGAAAAAATTAGAGAATAAAGAACCATTAATCTTTGATGGAGTCGATGACTTTGTTAAATGCGCAGAAAACTCTCTTAAAGATTATACAGTCATTAAAGGAGATAGCTGGTCGGCAGGGAAAGGACATAGCCATATTATTATTCTTGAAAATAAAGAAAATGAAAAAAGAGACGAATAAATTTGGTAGTATGAAATATTATTCGGATATTTGCCGATGTATAAAGGAAATGAACAGCCTAATACAGACATAAATTGCTTATACTATTCAATATATAAGATTAAACTGCATTGTGCTGTTCATCATATTCTAAAGAGAATATGCCCACAATGCGGTTTATTTAGAACAATAAAGCTAAAAGCCGTGTTAAGAAGAGTCTTGATACGGCTTTATTGTTCTAAACGGCAAGAGGTTTCTTATCTCCACACCTCGAACACGATGCTTCAACATTGAAAATGGGATATACTCAATAACGACATATTGTTTGCGTGTTTAAAATCCTATGAGACCCAAGCCTGTCAAAACTAGGTGCTGCATCAGCGTTTACAATATGAACGAAATAAATAAAGTCTTCTACGGGTTAGGAGCAGCAGAGACGGAAGTGCGTTTATTGGGTGTAGGAGTTTGAAGGCTCTGAACTTCTTTGTTTATTCAGTGCAAAAAGATGCGCTGTATAGATGCAGAGAATAAAGGCTTACTATGCTTATAACTAAAATAATCATTATGGAAATAAAATCATTGATAAATAAAGTAGAGCCAGAGGAAGTTCCAATGAAGTCTAACCAAATATTGTTGGTAAGTGTTTATCAGGTAATGGCTCTAAATGAAATGTGCAACTGTTGCGTTTTGGATATTGAACCATCAATTAAAAATAAAGATAAAGAAACCAAGAAACTATTTTATGCCGCAAAGAAAAGGGTAAATTGGTATCAAAAGGAAGTTAATAACCTGACTATTTCCAGTGGAACAGTTTATGTAGACTTTAACGATAGTTTAGATCTTTACACAAAGCCACTTTTACTTAAATATCAACAGGCATTGGAGAATTATCTATCTACAATAAAAGGTGTCGAAAATCCATACTTTGCATCATTGGTAGAAGTTGCTCGATCAATGACTAAACTTTCTATCACCGAAATATCAAATAGAATAAAAGAATGTATTAAATTTGCAGAGGATTCTATTGCTTTGAGGCACTACAAACAGCAAGAGTTGTTGGATATAATAAATAACCTTGTAAAATGGGTGTTTAGGAAATCGGAAGATATAAACTACAATGATAGCCCTGAATGTGTAGAAGCATATAAGAATCTAGTAGATGCATATCAAAACCCAAATATTATTGGTGAATGTATTATTAAAGCTCAACAATTAAACGATAAAGAAGATGAAAGTAAAATTTAAGAAAACGCATCCCGATGCTAAAGAACCGTTCAAAAAATATAACAAAGATTTCTGTTATGATTTATATGCAACATCATGTGAGCAAATAGCTCCAAACGTATATAAATATGGATTAGGATTGGCATTTGAAATAAATAGAAATGTTGCACAAAATTTAGGTTGTATGTTTAATATAACAATGGCAGATCAATATATTAATCAAGAGATGATTTTTCATAATACGCCAATTATATTATCTCTTGATTTCCGTCCTCGGTCAAGTGTTTGGGAAACTGGAATGGTATTAAGTAATTGTGTTGGCACTGTTGATGAACTTTTTCGTGGAGAGGTATCAGCAGTATTTTATCATGTAATGCCTAACATGCCTAGATATGAGATCGGAGATAGAGTTGTTCAATGTAAATTGGGTCTTACTTTGCCTATTGAATGGGAAGAAGTAGAAGAATTGTCAAAAACAGATAGGAATGAGAATGGATATGGAAGTACTGGCTTAAAATAAATGTCATGGGATTTATTCAAAAAGCTTTTTTAAGAGCAAACAACAAGAAAATATTAGATAAACTAAAGGAACTTGGTTATCATATTTGTCCTTGCTGCTATTTCGATAGAGCCGTATGGCTTGATATATGTATTCCTACCCAATCTATTCATGGCATTGGCTATCCTGATGAGTGTTACAATCTTCCTTTGGAGCAGGAATTAAAGCGTTTTTTATCTGAAAAAGAAGAAAACGATATTGATTGCGGTGAAAATGAAAAATTATTCTATTTTATTGCTGCACTCCGAGATGATACCGATGACAGACAAGTTTTTACTAACAATAAAGGAGATTGGGGTATATATCATGATAACGAATTAGAAGGAGGATTATCAGGAATCGAATTTATGTATCTACCCAAAGATAATGATACAGATAATTATCATAAGGCTAGTGTTGAAGAATTAAAATTGTTGTTTAAAAAATGAGTAATACAGGACATAAATGGATCTACCGCAGAATAATACCTCGTCTTAAAAACCCAATAAGGTATAAGGTTCGTGTATATTACGGTGCTAAAAGTATTGATGTCGGCATGTTTAGAACATTAGAAGATGCTCTGAAAAGACGTAATCAATATATCAAAGATAATAATATAAGCGAACTTGCATTGAAGAAATATAATACACGTAATGAAAATAAAGATTGAATATGGAAATAAAATTAAAAAGAAGATTTAAAGGAACGAATTATACTATTGGTTCTCTTTTTATAAATAATGTATATGAATGTGACACTATCGAAGATACAGATAGAGGACTAAGCAATGAGATGCCTTTGTCTGTTATTCAAACAAAAAAGGAGTATGGGAAAACCGCTATTCCTACGGGAACTTATGCAATTGACATGAATATTGTTAGTCCTAAATTCAAAGATAGGATATGGGCTAAATTCTGTGATGGTAAACTTCCTAGATTATGTGATGTTAGAGGATTTAAAGGAGTATTAATTCATGTTGGAAACAAGCCGGAAGATACGCTAGGTTGCATTCTTGTTGGACAAAATAAGATTAAAGGACAAGTCATTAATAGTACTGAAACATTTACCAATCTTTATAAAAAAATGGATGCAGCACATAAAAGAGGTGAGAAAATTGTAATTACGATAGAGTAAGAAGAGGGGCTATTTAGCCCCTTCGCTTTTTAGTGATTGCAACTCCATAATTTCATTTGTAAGTTGAAATCTTAATTTCTCAAAATCACAATGAGGTAAATCTCTCACTAAATCATTGATTGCCTCATTAATCATGTAATTCTTACGTATGATTGCCAATTTGACAGCATCATATTTTACTCTTTTTGTTTTCATAGGCTATCATCTTTCAGACTTCAAAAGTTGCTCTATTTTCTCTTCTGTAAATCCAAATTGCTTAGCAAATTTCATAAAAGACTTCTTTTGCTTTTCGGGAATAAGTGCAAACATAGAGTTGATAGGTTTATCACTCTGTAATGCTTTCTTGAAATCTTTGTTTTTCATATTATTATTTCTTTATTCTACAACAATCACATAAATATTTCTTTGCCGAATCCCATGTCTTATCTATAATGTAATCACCTAAATATTGTATTTCCTCACCATGAGGGCTTATATCATAAGTAAGGCATATATGGTCTGCTAAGTGTCCTGATTCATGAGACCAAGTTTTTTCAAACTCTTTTGCACTGCTCGTTCTACCTATAACAATTACACTTTTATGCGCTAAGTGATTAGAAAATGTAAGTCCGTTATTATATCCACATGTAGTTAGATTTTTATAAGCTCTTTTAAGAGACTCTTCTCCACATTCGATATATTCTAATTCCTCTATTACATCTTCAAAATATTTGCAAGTATAATCATAAAAGATAGTGACAGTCCAATCGTATTTAGATAAATATATTGTTTTTATTTCCATAACATTAAAAAAAGGCACATTTTAAGTGCCTAAAATTAAAGCATTTCTCTCCAATTTAATGCTGTACCATTACCCATACATAAAGCGAAAAAATATCTGAAAGGCTTTTCTGTACCAACTCCTGCATCTTTGTCATCTATATAATCTTTAATTGCTAATGCCAAATGCTGCTCATCGGAAATAGAACTACCCCAGTTATCACTTTTAAGCATGTTGCATACATACCAACTATTAGAGCCATTGTCTAATTCTAATGTGACACCATATCTGGTTAATAGCTCTTTTACTTTTTCTTTTGGCACAGGAATGTATGGATTATCATCTTTATCTTTCATTTTAGAAATAGCAAATTCTGCCATTTTCTCACTAAAATTAAACCCATAATTTTGTAGATAAATCCGCATATCTTCCGGGATATTATCATATAAATCAAAGCTTGCTCCTTTTTTCATATCTTTTAGTATTAAAGGGGGACTATTATATCCCCCTTAGTTTGTATTAGCGACGACGACGACCACGACCAGAGCCTCTTACACCTCTGCGCTCTCCCATCATTTCTTCATCATCGTATTCATCGTATCTATTCCCGTAAGAACCACCACGACTACCACCACCATAAGAACCGCCTTGTCCGCTACGTTCTCCCATTGATTCCATTTCGTCCCAAAGGGTTTCGAAATCTTCTTTTAGGCATTCAAGACTCTCTTTGAAGTCCTTAAAGGCTTTTCCTAATCCACCTTTTCTTTCGCCTTCCATTATTTCAATCATTCCCATAATATTATTATTTAGAATTTGTTGTTTTGGGTTTATTAGACGTATTCATTTCCATCAAAAGAGATTTTATATCTCCCAATCCATCTTTTACGGATTTAACCTCTTGTTCCAATGAATTAATCCTATCTTCTTGTTGCTTTTCTTTGGCAAATTGAGGATTTAGTTCTTTTAAAATACTATCACAAGATTCTATAACAGATTTATGATATGGAACGCTTTCTACAATTTGCTTACTAGTTTGCATCATTGCTTCAACTTCCGAAATGATAGCCTCTTTCTTTTCGGAAACAATCACATTTGGATAAGCAAACATTTCACCATTTGCTGGTAATTTTTGAAAGTCTAAAACTTCCTCGCCACATCTTACCTTAATGTCAATAAGCATTTCTGGTTGAGGACTATAAGGTACTGACGGATTATAAGTAGGATATTTAGGGACAGGTGAACTTACAGATTCAATCTGTCCTATCTTAACTGTTGGTCTTTCTCCTTTAGAAAGAACATATATAAAACCACCTTGTCTACTTGATGAAAACATATAATAAACTTTTAATTTGTTTTACATAGACGGGATTTTACCCCCGTCTATAGATTCACTTACTTGTTACTGATATAGGTGCAGGGGTTGTTCCGCCTGTCTGAAAATTGACAAAACGTATAATCCCTTCTCTTTTATTGATAAAAGCAAATACTTCTTTTGAGTTTGTTATATCAGAACCAATAACATTTGAACTGTTATGGTCTATAACATTTACTTTACTTTCACCATTATTAGAAGAAGAACTCCCTACATTTGTACTATTATTGGACGTTGGAATAGCAATCGTTACAGGCAGTGCTTCACCACCTGTTGGAACTGCTTGATTAACTTGCACAGTCACATAACATTCACAAGGAAGCTGATTATACAGACATTTATCAATCCCATAGTCTACACTCGTCTCTGATAAGGCTACGTTTGTTGTCGGCAACTCAAATATACAGAGTTGTTTCAAACAAGAACGTTGTCTTGTCGGAATAGCTGAACCGAGACCACCCGTCCACCAGTAAGTACCAAAAGGATTTAAAGGATTACCATACATAGATACCTCCTTTCTTAGCAACCACAGTTACTATAAGGTGTCGCATTCACATTTACAGGCACGCTATAATTAACTGGAATCATACTACCCATCGCCGGAATGTAAGGAATTGTTACTGTTTCCGGTTGACGGCATTCAATTTTAGCCAATCGAGCACTTAAATCACTAAGAGCAGCATTTACAGGCGCAATAGTTTGAGCTTGGAAAGCTTGGATATTTCTTGTCTGTGCATCGTTAGAAATTTGAGCAAGCAAAGTACTCTTATCTTCACGAAGCTTATCAATTTTATCAAGCAAGTTCTGATTCTGCATAGCATCCAATTTAGACAAGATAGCTTGCGTATTAGCAGTTGCTCCATCACGTAAAGCCAAAGTGTTCTGATTTGCAGTGTTAACCAATGTATTGGTCTGATTGCAAATAGACAACTGATTTTCATAACCTTGCGTAGTAATAGCATTCTGTGTCTTGCAGCAACAATCTGCAATAGCCTGTGCAATCTGACAATTTCCAGATTGAATGCTATTGATAATTTGTTGGCTTGACATACCCACTTGATTACCAACACCTTGAATTTGTGTCATAACGCCATTAATAGACTGTTGAATTTGTCCAACTGAACAATTCAAATTGGTAGCTAAAGTGTTAATAGCCTGACCATTTCCTTGAATAGCACTCATTAGTAATTCCCTTCCTGCATCATTGTTAATCAAATTTGGAATACCAGCGACACCATATCCGCCACCATTTCCACCATCGTTACAACCATTATTACCCCAACCATTACGACCGAAAAGAGGGAAAAGGAAGAACAAGAAGATAATCCATAAGAACCATGAGCCATCTCCACCAAAACCGTTTCCATTTCCTTTGCTATTCAAAGCCATTAACAAGTTAGGATCAATACCCTTCTGTTGCAAAAGTGGAGCAAGCATAGCCATCATTCCACTTCCGCTTCCACTCCCTGTATCAGGAGTATAAACAACTGTTTTTTGATTCCATAAAAAATACATTTAATATAGTCCGACATTGAACTATGCAATAAATAAGGTGAAAACTACAGAAATATACTACGCAGTATTTTATGGTATATATCACGTTGAATACCAACTATGTATGAAATATTCCCGAATATATTTGGAAGGTAGTGTACTAATTAGTACATTTGTGTCCATAATAGTACACTATGACTTTAGAACTTGATGTAGCAAAGAAAATAGATGAGATTGAGAAAATAGTCTGCACTCATTTTGGAGTGACAGAACAAGAACTTGTAAATAAAGAAAGGATGGAAAATGTCGTATCGGCTAGAGCTTTCCTTTTTTATATATTACATTATAAGTTGGAAATGTCTCCATTGACAATTAGTAAAGTATATCCAAGACAACCTCGATCTATAAAAAAAATGTGTGCTAAAATAAAGAATGGGCTGAAATTTCACAAGGTATATACTTCTATTTATGAAGATTTACTGAAAAAAATAGAACCAATTCTACCAAAAGACTTAGATAAGTTTTGGAATAGAGAAAATTAGTACTATATTTGCAATGGCAGGTAAATCCTAAGCAAAGAGTGATAAGTGTCATAAATATATTATAAATACACCTCTCTTAGGGTCTGCCATTATAAGTTACTTTTACTAGGAGATGGTTCCCCGTTTTACTGACAGAGATCCTTTTAGGAATCCTTACTGTCATACTTTTTAATTTTTTCATTAAAATTATATTTATATTAGTAATTGATTTATAGCACAGGAGATGTCTCGAAAATATACTCCTGTGTTTTCGTGTGCAAATTTAACTATTACTTCTGCTATTAAATAAGAAAAGCCGGAATTTACTCCGGCTAATCCTTCCTGAAAACAATATTAATCTGTTATTTCAACTTCGTAATTCATCAATGCGTTGTAAACCTTTTCAGAAATTGCTCCTTCTTTGTAATACTTTTCTGCTACTTCCTTGATGTACTCTTCTTTAGCCCTTTTATATGCCTCAAATGCTTCTTCGGGAGCAGAAAAATATCCTATATATGTTTTATCAGATGATTTTGTAAATTGTACTTTATATCTAAGTCTACTATCTGAATAACGTACTCCAATTGGTAGATTCCCTCTATAATTTTGTCTTTTCGTCAGAATGGAGTTTATCTCGTTAGGTACAAAGCAGCATGTTTTAGGCGAATAGACTTTGTTACCTTTAAATAGAATATCCTTGTCAAGACAATATCCTTCTTGGTAGTTCTCATCAAACCATTGCTTGAAGTTAGAGTAATTATGCCATTCATTACAAACTGTGCAACCAATATAAGTAGGACGCTTAATATGCGTTTTTTCATCATAACATCGCATTAACATATTCCTCCAAACAACATAAGCCCTATCTTTACTTATTCTTTCATTATTTCTAAAACAACCAATATAACCTATACCGAAAATTTCAGGAGAATTAAAGTCTTTTACTCTTCCATTTTTAATATTACAAATAGTGGACTCTACAATCGTTCCTGTATTTTCAAATTTTACAAGAGCTTTTTTATGTGGAAGAATTTTAATAATCTCATATCTTCCATATTTATTAGTGTATGATTCCCCAACTTGATGATAAAAAGAGCTTTTGTAATCCTTTATTCTCCCATTTAGTATTCGATATTTTGAAACGTTTCTAACTGTTTGTGTATTATCAAACTTTATTGTCACTGTTTGAGTATCTACAATACCTATAACTTCATACCAACCATGTATTGGATGATAATATCTATCTCCAACCTTTACTATTACTTTTAATTCCATTTTTTAGGCAAAGATAGATATTATATCCGATATTTCCAAAGGGAATCCAAATTAATCCATAAAAACTCTTATTCCAAAACCTCCATCAGGATGTCCGGCTTTTACGACTCCATCTAATAAAGAGTTTATATTACGAATTAACATCGTTTGATTTCTCATTTCCGTAATTAATGGACTTTCTATAGTTCCATTAAACATAGCTTCTATATTTTGTAATCGAAGATTTGAATCTGCTGAAAAGAAACGAATAGAATTGGCATAAGCAGTTAACACATCAGCTTGTGATTCAGTGATTGATTGAATCCCTTTGTTAAGAGTAGATCCATTGTCCTCTCCACCAGTAATTGGTACACCGAAATTCTCTGCTATTGTTTTGAAATACTCATTTAAAGCAGGCATCGTTTCATCAATTTGTTTCTGCAACGCTTCTAATTCATCATTAGATAAATATGAATCAGAACCAATCATATTATCTAAATTCTTCATTATCGGTTCTAAGAATTTTTCTATTCCTCTTAGAGCCAACTGTTTCATAATTACATTATTGATATATTCATCCCATTTATCTTCTAATGCTGTTAATCCATCACCTGTTTCTTTATAGGCTTCTAGCCAAGCAGATGCAAATTCTTCTGCGGCAGATTTCATGTCTGCTCCGCTACCAAAACCTCCTAATTCATTAAGTTTTTGACTCCTAAGTTCATCTGCCTGTTCTTGCAAATCAATTATAGCTTCTTTCCATTCATCTATTCTATCCCAATCTGTATCTTTCTTATCTTCTTCGGCAGCTATCATGTTTTGATAGCTCTTGATTTGGTCTTGAATATTACGTTGAGCATTTTCAGTACTCATATTCAGAGTATCAATAGTATATGCATTTTCTATTGCATCACCTAATCTTTGATAAGCCTTTTGAAGCTTTTCTACTTGCTTTATTTCCTCTTGAATGGTTTGCTCTCTTCTAGCATCATGTTGCTTATTTAATGTTGTGAAAATAGATGTTATAGAGCCAACCGCATCGGCTACTGCTCCGGCAATATTGCCACTCTTGAAATTGTTCCAAGAGGACATCACTTTATTATTTACATTACCCAATAATTCTCCTGCTTGTGCCGCTTCTCTCCATCCTCCTTTGGACGTATCAACGCCTTGTGATTCTTGAAGTTCTTTAAATTGATTCATTATATCAATGGTCGCTTCAATAGATTGGTAAATACCAGTAACTATCTTGTCAATCATTGACATGGCTGCACTCATTCCACCCTGTATCTGTCCCATTTTACCGGATATGTTAGACAGTTTACCTTGTGAAATGTTCAATTTATCATTAGAATTATTTAAAGCACTATTAGCATCTTGCAAACTCTCTGTAGCTGCTATAAGGTCATCTTTTGCGGACGCATCTATTCCAACTCTACCTCTAGCTTGTTCGGCTTCTGTTTTTGCGCTTTCAAGTCTATCTTTAGCAATTTTCTGCTCTCTCAACAGTTGATTATATCTTTCTGTTTCTGCATTAAATTCCGCTTGTAGTCTTTTTAGTTCTCTAAATTCTGCAAAAGCATTTTTACTAAACGGAGATTTAATCTGCTTTAATCTGTCTTGTATCTTATCTATCAAATCTGTATATACTTTCAAATCTGATGCATTTAGATTTCCGGCAGAAGAGTTTATAAGTTCCTGCATTCTAGCTATCATTACTTCTAATTGAGAAGCAGAATAAGCGGATAAGTCACCCATAGCTTGAATATATTCAGGAGTTTCTTTGAACTTATCTGTATTAATCTTGCTAACTTCCTTATTTACTTTCTCTGTGACATTTTTAACGACTGTCGCATATTGTTCGGCATTCAAGCTTCCTTTATTGAAGAAATCAGTGGCAAAGCTGATTTCAAGTGCTCCTGAATTTTGTACTTGTTTAACCTTGTCTACAGATTGTTCTAAATAATTATACAATAAATCAGAACGTCTTTCAAGTTCGTTCTTTTGATTATCAGTTATTTTTTTCTGTATCTTGAAATAAGAATCAAGTTCTTTTTCTCCTAATTTTGTAACATCGGGATATTTTTCCTCTAACGCTCTAGCTATATCGTCCAACGTAGTTACATCAATGCCAAACAGATTTTGAATCAGATCTTTAGGAACACCTTTAGCCTCCAATTCGATATACAGTTGATAGCTATTAAACATTGAGTCCATTTGACGTTCAAATTCACTGATATTATCAAGAGTTGCTGAAACTGTAATTTCTGAACGTAATTCACCAATGGTATTTTGCCAACTTCTCTTTAATGCTTCCGCTGATTTACCACTAATAGTATTAGAAATGGACTCCATCTCATTAGCTATCGAAGCCTTATCAAATTTAAGTTTTAATGGCTTATTGAATAATTTTTGATAAGCTGTTCCAAAAGATGAAGTTATAGTGCTTGTAGCATCTTCTTCTCCCATTGTCTGTCTTAGCTTCTCATATTGAGATTGCATTTTTTTCAATAAGTCTAATTGAGCCTTTATCTTACGTTCATAGGCTGTCTCTCCGGCTTTTTCGCCTTTCTTATCCGTATATCCAAAAAGTTTAGCTAGAGCTTGTTGAGCCTCCCCAGCTGATTTTGCTAACTGAATTGCGACTTTTTGATTCTTGTCTATATGAGGTGCAAGATTCTCAACTGAATTGGCATTTTCCTGCGCTGCTTCAATTAAGGCTTTACCAGCTGCAAAAATTTTATCTCTATATTCTTCTACATCTGTTTCTGCTGTAACAATTGGTAATTTTAAAGCGTTTTTCCCTTTTATTTCAGGCTTATTATTATATTCATTTACATATTCAGATAGTTTTTTTTGCAGGTCGGTCATTTCTTTCTCGACTTCCTTTTCGTCATAAGAAATGTTAATACCTAAATCTTGTTTTATTCTATTTTTTAAAAAAAAGCGTGCAAAATTGCTTTCCGCCCCGGCAGAAGATTTTATAAATGTTGCCATTCTCTTTCCTAAATCTTCTTGTTGCTCTTTTGATAAAGCTTTAAATTCAGCTAATGTAATATTTGCTTCTTTAAGAGCGTTATCTCTTAAAGAAACATAACTTTTGTTCATCTCCTGCATTTGAACTACTCTATTTTCATTAGCATCTTCTAAGCTATTTAAAGAATCTTCTGCATTTTTTCTAAGTGTATTTAATGTACGATTAGAAGTAGATGTATGTCGAGATATAGCCTCTGAATAAGATATTAAAAGTTTAGTTTTTTTCTCAATATTATCATTGCTATTTATAACTAATTGAGCATTTTGTTTTAAATAATCAGGGATTTTACTATCAGTCTTAAAAAGATAATTTAATTCAGAAGTTAAAGCTTTATATGTGTTTTTTAAATCAGTAGAGGCTTTTTTCTGTTTATCTAATGACGTTGTATAAGCTTCTGCTTGTTCTTTAAAGGATTCGCCAATTAATGGAACATCTGCTTGCATTAATTTATTTAATACAGAAGTTCTTTCAAGTTCATCATTGTATTTTTTTTGTTCAGATGCTAATGATTTTATACCTTCTTTATTCTGCATTACCTTTGCGTATACTTCGGGATATTGCGTTTTTAGTATATTTAAAAGTTTCTGCGTTTTTTCTCTTTCTTCATTAGCTTTTTGTTCGGCTTCTTTATATTCTTGCGTCCCCTTCTTTACGTTTGATAAAGAAGATTCTGCATCTTCTTGTGCCTTAACTTGCTTCTCTATTTTATTTGTTAAAGATTCAAGATTGCTTTTTTGAGTATCTATTTGATTATTTAAAACATCGTATGTAGCACGAGTTTCGTCAAGTCTTTCTGTTAAATCTTTTAGATAGAAGATAGTTCCTGCAATAGCTGTAGCTACAAGAATCCACGGGTTTGCCTTTACAAAATTAAATGATTTTATTAGAGCATTTGTAGTATACCCAATAGCTTTAGTTAATCCACCTTGTGCTATCATTGCTTCGGCTGCCGATACGCCAATCTTTCTATTCGCTACTGCTGCTATTGCAGCTTTTATAGAATATGTAACAAAAACTGCGCCTGCGGTATTTAATGCTATTGCAAAATCTCTCCATTGTGCAACTATAGTATTTAATATATTGATAAATCCTTTCAAAACTCCATCATTAGCCTTTCCTATCTCATTAAACATAACATCAAAGTTATCTTTAAGATTGGAAATCATACCTGCCAATGTCTCGGCTTGGATTTCTTGCATGTTATAAAATATACCTCCTGCTGACGTAATCCGTTTAAAAACTTCTTCTACATCACCAAAGGCAACCATACGTTTAGTTATTCTAGCTTGGACTTCGCCAACAGATACCATACGACCCTCTAGTTCTGTATACATAGTGGCAAGCTCTTGAAGCAATCCGACACCAGCTTCTGTAAATTGTCTTACCTCTGACGCACGTAAATAATTAGCAGCTTTTACTTGCCCGTATGCAAGAATAAGACGCCCCATGTCTACACCTAATCCTGCTGATACGTCAGCAAGCATTTTGGTCGTATCATATAGTTTATCAGCTTCAATTTTATATGCTGCTAATTGTTTTGTATAAGTTACCAATTCTTTTACTTGGAATGGTGATTTAACAGCTAATGCCACTGTTTTTTCCCATAAAGCGTTTGCCTCATCTTTGTTTTGCAAAATTGCTTGCAATGCTCTTTGCTGTAGTTCAAATTCTCCTCGTACAGAAACTAGCTTTTCCACATATCCCTGTATAGCTGAAACGCTAAATAATAATGCTATTTTCCTAGTTAATTGATCGGTAGTATTGAGTGCACTACTTTGAGATCTTTTAACTCGTTCCATACTTTTTGCAACATTATCGTTTGCTTGTTGAAGCCGTTGTGTTTCCGATGCTATTTTAGATAATTGGGAAGAGTAATCTCGTCCAGTAGAGTTTAAGGCTCTTTGTGCATTAGCTAATGCTTCAATCTTTCTTGCCCGTTGAACAATAGTGACCTCGCTTTTATTTAATGCTCTTGCGTATTGTTCTTCGGCTCTTGCTGCTTCTTGATTAGCCTTATTTGCTCTTGCGCTATTTTTCTTTTCTTCGGCTTTCGCAGCTTTATCTAATGCTATTGCAACCTTTTGAGCAGCTTTACCAAGTTCATCTTCCGCCTTCGCTTGTTTTTGCAGTAAGGATTGACCACTTCTATATAAAGCATTCAATCTTTCTAATTCTTCACGTTTTCTTTGTTCAGGCAAAGATTTTGAGTCGGATTCTAAACTTTTTAGTTTAGCTAAATTGTCAGCTACCTTCTTTTGCTCTAACTGGTAATTTACAATCGCTTGTTGTTTTTGTTGATATAATGCTATTGTTTGTTTGATTGATTCGGCTTCGGCTAGATTTGCGGCGTAATTAGACTGATCTTCTTTTGATAATACACCACCCTTACCACTTTGTATTTGAGATAAAGTATTTTCATATTCTTTGATTGAGCGATTTATTGCATCTAACCGCTGTTGTTGTATCTTTAAGTTCTCATTAATACCTTGCCATGCCAAAACAGAATTATTGGCAGACGATGATTGAGAAGATATATATTTTAATTGATTCAGCTTATTCGCAACTTCGGCTATTCCAGCAGCAGCCTTTTCCGAATCACTCGTGTATTTTTTTAACCCTGACCCTAAATCTAATTTACCTATATTTTTTAATGCATCAAGCCGTTTTATCAATGGGTCAACAGATAAAGCCATGCTCGAAAATGCTTGATTGAACCTGTTTGCTGTTTTTTCGCTACTTTCAGCTATAGCATTTATTTTAGTATCTGCTAATTCTAGTTTCTTTAATACCTCATCAGGTATTGTTAATACATATCCTGTTGCTCCCATTGTTATTATTTATTTTTGATTAAAAATTGGTATGCCAAAATCGTTTTTAAATAAGTCGTCGGCTGAATTTATTTTTGGTGCTTTGTCTTTTTTAGCTTGTTCTTCTGACAAATATTCAATATGAGTTGTATCGTATTGTGCTAGCAATATTTGAGGAACTGTCATGTGCCACATGTATTGTTCCATAGTCACAGATGGATAAGCTTTTATAAAATCAAACATTTCCCCGTAGCTTGTTCTTGCGATGACTGTTTTCGTTCTTCCATCTTCGTCTTTCTTTCCAGTGTCATTTGGCGGAACGTCTGTGTCAATTCTGTAATCGCAAAAAAAAACTCAACTGACAATAAGTTAAGAACTTCAAATAGAATAGTAGCCCAGTCTTTCATATCCTCGCATTCCCAAAATAAAGCATCATATACTTTGTCATATTCAGGATCACCACTTTTAATATGGTTTTTATTATTCAACAAAGCAAGCGTCAGAATACGACAGACAGATGGCATATTGATAGAAAGACCTTGTAATACATCACTAAAGGTCGCCTTTTCTACTTTATTTATTTGTGCGGCTTCTTTAGCTATCAGCCACATTATACCGGGTTTCAATGCTGTAATTTCCCATTCTGTATCTTTTAATTTTAAAAGGCTAGGGCTGTCAGTCATAATCTGTACAAGACGTTCCATAGCTTCATCAGAAACAGGATCTTTTATCGTTTTATATGTTGGTTTACTATTTGTCATATCTTTTTAAAAAATAAGGGAAGGAGTAACCTCCCTCCCTTTTATTAAAGAATTGTATTTTTCTTTTTAGATGTAACTCCATTAGAAGCTACCCTTGTTTCTCCGATTGAACTTTCTAGGGAATTAGCCGGAGACACTGATTCCCTTACGCTCCCCCCGTGCCATCTAATGACATATCTGTAGGCGGAACGGTATAATTATAAATCATAGCCAAAGGAGTCAATGTTGCACTATCTGACCCATATTTGAACTGAACAGCCTGTGCAGATCCGCCAAGAGCAATACGACCGATAGAAGTACTCATTGAATCAAGAGTAATTGTCGGACTCAATTGCAATTTCGGCAATACAACAGCGGTATATTTACTGCCATTTTGAAATACCATGTCGATACGAGCAAATTTCTCTACATAGCCATCAGGCGCATAGGCGTTCTTACTTGTACCAATGGTAAATCCTAGCAAATCTTTTAAGAGTTCTGCCTGCAAATCTCCAATTTCAGTAGTAAACGTATAGTTACCTGCTTGAATGTTATTAATGATTGGAGTTGAAGATAATTCATTTTCAATAGGATTTTCAGTATTATCCTCTTGTGTGATAGTTGTTGAATCACGAATAATATCCATACATTGCCAAGTTTTTGTACCGGGTTTGCCATCTACATACGGTGTTACATATAAAAACTTGGGATTGTAGATAATGGAGTTAGCATTATCTTTTCTAGTCTCTGTAACTGTTAATGCCATAATTTTTTTATTTTTAAACGATTAATAATTGAATTTCTACTATATTACAATGCATCTTAGCATCACTGTCAAAATCAGCAAATGTGCCTTTCTTGCTAACTGCATAAGACGCATTTTTATTGTTTTCTAAAGCTTCATTTAGAGCTTTTTCGAGTTTAGACATTACAGCAACATTCTTACGTCCATTGCTGAATGGCTTTGCATATAACCAAACTAATACAGTTCCTACACCATAGGCATTCAAATCTTGGATAGAATTAGCACAGTCAATCACAACAAGGTCAGACCAAGTAGTATCAATATTTGTAGGGACAGTTGTAAAGAAAGTATTAGAAGATACTTTTTCATCCAATAATTCATTGAAAAAGGTTTCAATAGTTGATATATTTAATAAATTCTTATCCATTTACTTTCCCGTTTTGAATTATAGAAACTTTAGCTTTACCTACTTCTTGTGCCAATGCTCTAATGTCATCTCCAATCATAGATATAACTTTATATTTCCTACGTAAATTACCTCCGCCTAATTCTAATATTCCACCATAAAATATGGCTACTGCAACGACAAGCTGCATTCCCTTATCTTTTGGCTTATAATCATCGAAAAAATCAGAGATAGCCTGTCTACCTGTAATTGCCTCTTGTTGATATGGATCGTATTTAGAAGTTGTTGCAGCTTTACTAAAATACATTTTACTATTTGGATAAAGTTCGCCATTATAAAAAACTGCACTCCCATAACTATCGTGAAGATTTTGGGTCTTATTCTTATTGTAGTCAGCCTCTAAATAAGCCTTTTCAATTAAGTTCCGACCTTTTATAGCTAATTTCTTCGCCAAATCATCAATATATGGACTTACACGTCTCATTATCCACTAGTATTATCTTTTACATAAACTGCACAACCACCTAATTGAGTTGGTATAATATCAATAACGATAGCATCAGTAATAGAGAAGCCATACATCTTGCTCCTAAATTTATGACCTTTTTTTATTGATATACCTACTGATTTATCAAAAGGGAAATACACATTGTATGCGTTTGATATTACACCTGAATCTTCTTTCTGCGCCCCTTGTATATCACATTTAGTTTCCAAGACTATAATCTCTTCTTCTACCTGTTGATCGGCAGGTTTGCTTCCATCAATCCCATAAGTGTAAAATACTCCATCAAAAGGATATTCTTGCATTATGTCCCTATCTATAATCATCAGTCGTACTCATTTATCCAAGTTGTTGTACTACCACCTAATAATTCAGCCTTTGGATCGTCCCATTTCTTATACAGACCTATCATAATATTATATACATCTTTTTTAGAATCGTATCGTTGGCTACCAATCGTTTGAGTATAAGCTCCATGTTGGTTCGTCAGACTAGCAGTGTAATTGGGAGCGGTAAAAATAACATAAAGCAAATCAGCCAATAGCAAATCTTTTTGCTGTTGTGTAAGCTGTTTGGTATCTGCAATATCTATAACGTCTCTATCTACTGCAATACGGGTAAGGACTGCCTTGTCAAAGACAAAGGCAGTCAAACCTTCAAGATAGTGTATAATATCAATTTGAGCCATATTAAGAATCTGCTGTTGCTGTATCAACAATAATATGTTCCGGGAACTCTGTTAAAGCAGGAATAAATGACGTAATCAAACGGGTACTCCAGGATTTATATTCACCATCAACCATTTCTGCATTGTGAAGCAAAGAGAAACCGTCAATAGATGCGAATGTTTGAGAAACCACATTGTTTCCAGCCATACTTGCCATACGTTCATCCAAAGTATTGGTATGCATGATAAGTCCCGCAGGTCCGACCGGACGAAGAACTGCTACATTTTCAGCCCATCCATGAATTGTAGTATCACCGCCCCATTCTTTATTCTTTTCTTCTTCTACTACAATTTCAATAGGAGACAACCCATCAAATGCAGCTACAGCTCTATTAAACTGTTCTTTCAGAATAACTGGAATATCAGGAGCTTCCATCGGGCTGTTAGTATTGAGGTTGCGCATATAGTTAACCCACTGCTTGACTTCTGCATTTTCCAAGAAAACGTCTTGATACATTTTCTTAGGAATAAGCCATTTCATTGCGCCACCAAATCCTGTTCTTTGTCTGAACTGATCTTCAATGAGAACCATTTGAGAGAACAGTTTAGCATCAGGAGCAGTCCAAACTTTTTCACCTGCCTTTACAAAGTTTTCTTCGGGAATAGCAGCCTTTTGTTTAATACCCTTTATACCTCTACCAATATCATATAGCACATAGCCTTTGGTTTGAAGTTGAGCACACATGTAATTTGCAGTTTGATCTTTTGCATCAATCAAATCTTGGACACGTTTTGTCCATTCTCTGATAAACTTAGCATCATTACCAAACTCTGCATAATACTCCTGTTTGTACATACGTTCCATAGCTGTCTCTGCAATAGCATCTGACGTAAAATCTGGAATTGTACCTGTATAGAATGAAAGACCTTCCTTGTTATACGGATGCGCCTTACCTAGTGGAGCACGCATATCCAATACTCCTGCTGCACGATTTATAGAGGCTTCAACCATGAAAGAAGCTTTTCCTGATGCATCTGTAGGAGTTACTTGTGGATTCACCGTAAACTGACCTCTCCACCAATTATAATTGATATTAATCATTCCTGAATTATCAATATAATCACGGAGTATTTGCTGACCTTCTCCGCTACGGAAAAAAGCCGCATATCTACTATTATTAAAATCGAATCTTGACATACTTCTTATTTTCTTTAAATTTCAAACCAACCATCAATTCTTGACTTGTTAATAGTTTTAACAGCCGGAGGGATCGGAGACATCAAATAGGTGTACATTGTTGCGTGCAATGCAGGTGTAACCATATACGTAGCTCCTTCCTCATCATCTTCACCTGTTGCAGGTCTATATTTCAAATCCAAATCACAAGGAAGAACAGCATTCGGATTCTGAACAAGCATCTTTTTACCGGAACCAGCTTCGGCAGCTTCAACCAAAATATCATTTTTTGCCAATGTTCCAAGAGTTGCAGACAACGTTAATTTCCATACATTTTCTTTTGTATTAGTTGTTGCCTCTACTGCTGAAACTGTGACTGCTGTACCTGTCGTAGCAAAATCATCAGGAGCTTTCATTAAAACATCACCTACACAAGGTTTATGTCTGAAACCATCTCTTTTTATATATACTGTTGTATCGGAAGAACCAGTAGCTGCCTGAACTTCAAATACCTTCAAAAGAATCACTTCTGCATTTTCGTGACTATTAGCGACACCATTACCATTCCAATGATATTCTACCAAATCACCTGCGTACATCTTACCGCCTGTTTTAAACGGATTCTTGATAATACCACCAGTTTGAGGGAATACTTGGTCATTCAATACGCATACTCTCGGCACAAAGACTTCTCTAGTACCTCCGATAATACCACTCCCCTGTAACATGGTTCTACCATACATTACGGCTGCGGTCGTATTTAAAAGATTTTCTACCATATTCTTATAATTTTTTTATTTTTCATTTTTAACATCATCCCAACTTATCTTACTCTTAGAGGGATCACCACCAATAGGCTTGTAAGGGGTTGTCCCATCAGGTATATCAACTCTGGAAAGGTTGTATAATTCTAATGTAGACTTCGCTTCTTCCTTTATATCTAAATCTTCCGAAATTTGAATTTTAGAAATGTAAGTGTCAATCCACTTATCATCCTTAATCCCAGCGGATTTCAATTCAGACTTAAAGTTTTTCCTTACTTGCGATAGAGCTTTTTCCTTTTCTTCTCTTTCTATTTTGTCTTGCAACTGCTGTATCTGCGCTTGTAATTGCGATAAGGCATCGTCATCAGTAGGCGGAGTTTTAGACTGTTGCTGCTGTGTAGTTTGAGATTGAGTGGGTTTATAGCTCTTAATAAAATCTGCCTTTTCTTTTTCAAAGTTTGCATTTGTCCTTTTTACAAAAGGTAATGCCTTACTTATAAAATCAGAAAGTTCAGTTTCATCATTTACCAATAATGGAATTAGGTCATCTATATTCTCATTAATTGTTCTGTCTGACAAATGCAGGGTTTTCCCACCTTCTGTCAGTAAGCCTTTGAGTTGTTCAACGGCTTGTTCTTTTGTAAACTTCATAATTCCTCTAAGTTATGTTAATAATTTGCACACAAAATAAAGGAATAAACTAAGTTATCCCATGAAATAAGGGAACTATTTAGTACACCGGTGTACTAAGTTTTTCTAATATAAAAAAAGAAGAAGATTTAGAATAGTATTTTTGCAGATAAATGTATATATTTGCATTGAATAATGGGATAGCAGGAGTAATTAACCTGCGATAAGTGGTTTAGGCATGACACTTCCCATTATTTGAATATTAACCATGCCAACAAAAAAATAATATTATGCCTAGAAAAAAGACTAAAGAAGAATTTATTAAAGAAGCAATTATGGTTCATGGGAATAAATATGATTACTCCAGAGTTGTATATGTAAACAATAATACAAAGGTGGAGATAGTATGTTATGAACATGGATCATTCTGGCAACTACCAAGAACTCATGTAAATAAATCATGCGGTTGTCCTAAATGTTCTAAGGTGTATTCCGATCAAAGTTATTTCATTGAAAATGCTACAAGAATACATAAAGGAAAATACGATTACTCTAAAGTGAATTACATAGACTGCAAAACTAAAATTTGTATTATTTGTCCTGAACATGGCGAATATTGGACGACTCCTAATAGTCATATATCAGGCTGTGGATGCAGAAAATGTGATAACAAGAGGAAATCTAATCAAAGAAAATATATATATGGTATAGGAATCAATGATTATGAAGGTTTTATAAAAGAAAGTGATGAGGCTTATAAAACTTGGTTCCAGATGCTTCGTAGATGCTATAATAAAGAATGGAAAAATGAGCATCCTACTTATCAAGATTGTACAGTTTGCGAAGAATGGCTTTATTTTTCTAATTTTAAAAAATGGTTTGACGATCCCAATAATGGATATATAAAAGGATATTTTTTAGATAAAGATGTAAGAGTTAAGGGGAATAAGATTTATTCTCCTGAAACCTGTTGCTTTCTTCCACCTAAAATTAGTTCTATAACAACACAAAGCAATGCGTTAAGAGGTGCTTTGCCAATAGGAGTTTCAAGTTGCGAAAATAAATTTAGAGTGAGATTAAGCGAACGAAATAAACTTATTCATTTAGGAACTTTTAATACCAAAGAAGAGGCTTTTTTAGCTTATAAGCAAGAAAAAGAACGGCATATTAAGGAGTTAGCAGAAGAATACTATAAAAAAGGTGAAATAAATAAAGCTGCGTATGAAGGGCTTTTGAGTTTTAAAATTAGTATAAATGATTGATAAAGAAAAATATAAATCACAAGGAATTGAAAATATAGTAACATATCAACCTTATTTTCAAGAAAAATTCGTCAGGAGCAATGTTGATTTTGTTGTAGGTGGAGCTGCGATGGGAATTGGGAAATCCTTTGCCGCCTTATTGATGGCAGCAGAACCAGTACTAGACCCTGACTTCCGAATGGTTTATATTCGTAAAAATATACAAGATACAAAAAGCGGAGGCTCTGGTACAGATGAAATACAAAGGATTTATGGGAATTTAGTAAATGTAAAATTATCAGAAAATCCCCGTGCTACATTCCCCAGCGGAGCTTTTATAGACTTTACTCACATGAGCGACCAAACTCCCGATAAGGTATTGGAACGCATACGCGGATGGCAATATTCTGTAATATATTTTGACGAGGGTACTGGTTTTGAATGGAGTACTATCAGGCTTGCTTTTTCTCGTAACCGTGGTGCAGGAAAATGGAATGGGAAAGTTCGTATTACTTGTAATCCTAAAAAAAATCATTGGTTAAGGAAATGGCTTGATTGGTATATCAATCCTATAACAGGGTTTCCTATTCCTGAAAGAGATGGTGTAGTGAGATATTTCTATATCAACGGGGAAAAAATTGAAGATGTTATTTTTGGTGCAACCAAAGAAGAGGTGTATAGCCAATGCGCTCCAAAGATAAACGCTGTTTTAAAAAAACTGAATGAAAGAGGTGAGTTTTTTACTTATAAGGATTTAATAAAATCTACTACGTTTTATGGAGGTTCTTTGGATATGAACAAGGAACTTTTATCAAAAAATCCCGGTTATATTGCAAGTGTGGCAGCAATGGGTGAAAAACAATCTACTGCTAACTTGCAAGGTTGTTGGAATATTGACACAGATGATGATTCCGAAGCTCCTATCCCATCCCATAAAGCTCGTGAAATAAAATTGGCAGATTCACAAATAAATGGCGATAGATGGATTACCGCTGACTTAGCTGATACAGGTAAAGATAATTTCGTTGCATTGGTATGGGATGGATTTCACATTATAGATATTGTAGTATTGGGACATTCAACGCCACAACAAAATGCGAATACACTACAAATACTAGGAGCTAAATATAATATTCCCGACACTCATATCATATTTGACGGCAATAATGGTGCTTATATCAATGATTATTTACCTGATGCTATACCTTTCATATCATATAGTAAAACAATAGGTATTTATTTTAGAGCTTTCTGCACATTAAAAGATGAATGCTACGATAGAGTTGTTTACCATGTGAATGAAAAAGGAATATCTTTTAGTGATAAGGTTGCTTCCAAAATGTATACCCATGAAAAAATGAAAGACGAAATTACTGTTTTTGATGAATTTGTTGAAGAGTGTTCAGTAGTGCGTTTTAATGAACAAGGGACAGGAAGGAAACGATTAGCAACTAAAAAAGAGATGAATCAAATGCTTGGTCGAGGACGTTCAATGGACGTGTTAGACCCAATAGCTATGAGATTTTTGCCTGTTCTCCAATATCAAAAAGGAGATGAGCTAGAAAAAACTTCTATCAAAAGAAACGATAGAAAAACCGGAGAGACAAATCTTGAAATTTATAACGATAGTTTTTGGGCGTAATGACAGTTAAAGATATAGAAAAAACAATCAAGGATGCTTCTAAGATGAAGCATGAAGTAACGGTAAGAGACATATCGTATGTTATCTTATTCTTTGAATATTGCAGCTCTGTTGTAGCTTATAAATCTATTTTCGATAAGGATGCTGACGAAAATAGTATTAAAAAGTATGATACAAGCAAAAAAATTGATTTCTTGAAAATGTATATTTCTAGTAACTTTAAAAAAGAAGAGAAAGTTAAGCAAATCAAGAAGAATGAAATTAACAATGATGAATTGATCCAAGATATTACTTTTGAGGAGAATAAAGCTAAATTGATAGCAATGCTCCAAAAGGTTAACGATCTTGTTATAAGTGGTGAGATGTCTGCTAAAGATGGTGTAAAGGCGGAGATTGAAATTCGTAGTAAACTGAATGATAAGTTTAAGGTATCAGAAGAAGGAGGACAACAATATATCATTGTAGAACAAAAGTATAACGCTATATGTGAATACTGTTCGCATGAGTTATATATTCCTACAAAAGAAGATTTAATGAAAAAATATAACCTAGTAGAAAAAGACAATGAGTGAAATTTCAGAACAAGTACAAGAATTATTGAATAACCCTGAAAAGATACTACAAAAGAAACCTTTTTTTCGAGGTTATGATACATCGTGTGTATGTAACAACACACTGAATAATTATTTGAAAAGAGCCGGATTTACAGATATGATTTCGGTTACTCTTCCTCAATTAAAAAAACGTGTTATCACGCAAGATGAGTATTTGATGGAATTAGAGCCTGAAAACCATAAGGTTTTATACGATCAGAACATACCTTCTATTACGATGAAACTTGATAATGGTGGCTTTGTTGAAGTTCAATATAAGAAGATGGCGGTTTCTTTCCAACAAAATATTAAAGACAAACAGGTACAACATTTATGCGGACTTCCAATGTCTTTTACTCTTATGGATGCCAATCCTGATGAAAAACAAAGAGCTGACTTTGTTACCTTTAAACAGTATTGGGATTTAAGAAACCAAGACGGAATGAAAACCAAAATGGTTGACGTTCAAAAATCAGTTGGAGATGTAGGACTTTTATACTATTTCGATAAAAATAATAGAATAAAATCCCGTATATTATCCTATATGGATGGATATGTCTTATGTCCGCATGACGATGATAATGGAGACCGTATATTAGAAAGCGTTTACTATAAGATTGATGATGTAGAATATATTGATTCATACGATGATACTTATTTTTATCGTATGATAAGAGATAATACTAACGTAGATGATAATGGATGGAGGCGTCTAGCACCAAAGGCTCATGGTTTTACAGAAATCCCTTTAATAACTAAAAGAGGAAAGGTCGCATGGGAAAATGCTCAAAGTGTTATTGAGGCTTATGAAATATTATACAATATCTTCCTTGTAATTCAAAAGAGACATGGATGGGGAATATTATATATAAAAGGAGATTTTGAAAACAATGGAAAGAAGATAGCAGGTTCAGTTATCTTAAACAGTAAAAACACATCATATAGTCAAGAAGCAAATACGGATGATGCTAAATTTTTAACTCCACCATCACCACAGGGAACTATAGATACTTTGCAGTTAATGGAGGAAACTATACAGAAAAATTCCAGTACAACGTTCTTGCTCCCTAAAGATGTAAAGACAACAGGAGATATATCAGGTGTTGCTATAATGCTTACTCAATCAATGGATATTGAGAATGCATCAAAAGGTGTAATAGAATGGCAAAATGTTGCGGATAAAATGGTTCGTCTATTCAAACAAGGATTAGCAAAAGAACTTGTAGTCTCACAAATTCAACCCAGTGCTATTACGGATTTCGACAACTTACATATTAACGCTAAATTCAAAGTATATAGACCTCAATCTGAAACTGATATTGTAACAAGATTACAAACAGGAGTTACATCAGGATTTCTTTCTGTTGAAACTGCCAGTGAAATGAACCCTGACGCAAAACCGGATGAGAAAGCTAGACTTGAAAAAGAAAAGCAAAATAAAATAGATGAGCAACTATACCAACAGGAACAGGCATTGATAATATCTCAAAAATATTCAGAACAAGATAATAATAATAATAAAAAGGAGGAATAACTATGTACACGAATATCATAAACAACATTATAGAATTAGAAAAGGTAGAAACATTTATTGATATAAAACCTTACTATGTTTTCTTATATCCGAAATCAGAGGATGCTAGCAATGTGATTATTGTAGATGGTCTACCTACATATCAGAGTAAGAAAGAAAATTTAGCTTTGCCTCTGTTAACTTGCGTTTGGAATCCTATTGCATTAAACAACATTGTTGTTACAGATGATATGCTTTCAAATTATAGAATATTTATAGGTTATATACAATGATTGGTGGGGCTAAAGGTATAGGCATTGGTATTGATTTTGGTATACCAAATCAATACTGTAGGGCTACTAGTAAGCCCTACATTGAAAAAGACGTATTAGATTCATTACGTGTTGTTTCTTCTGCTTATGGTAAATCTAATAATGATGCTGACCGTTCTATAGTTAAGAATCTAGTTGATGCTAGTAATCCGTTTGTGATTAGTAACGCATCTTTCAAGCTTAATAGTGGGTTTGGGAAGTATGAGACAGAGCTTTCTAATACGAGAATATGGACTCAAAGTAAAGAAACAACTTCTTCTCCTTTTAGTAGTAGTTATAATGGCTTATCAGGATGGCTAGTGTTTGCTAACACTGAACTAGCCAATAGTGCCGATATGCCTTCTTTTAAGATACAAGTAAAAGGTTTATTAGAAGGTCAAGAGTTGATTTATAGATATTATGATTCAAACGGACAAAGTAATGTTTATTCTATGGGTAAAGACGGAGAATATACATTACCTGCTGATATAAGAACTGCTAAACCGCAAACTAGCAATACTTCGGGATTTCAAGTTGTAAAGAATGATACTAATACTATAACAATAACTCAAATCCCCTCTTTCGAAGGCGCATTCGTCACCGACGGAATCGACGATCTGATTACTTCCACCAAGACTGTACAGGAGATGCTGGGAGGAAGTAATAAGATTACGGTGGTGAGTATGATTCATCAGATAGGATTAGGCTGTAGGACTAATTTTATCTGTGACAAAGGTTCATATTGGCGTTGCAATGAAGTTGCTAACACCGGAGAAGGCAAAACAGGGATTTATGGCTATTCTTCTACAGATATTTCTGTAAATACACCAAATATTATAAATAACGTTTTAGGTGATAAAGTAGATTATTCGGTTACTGGTGATAGAAATGATTTAACACCATCTCAATTTTCAGTAGTTGGATATATAAGCAGTAGTGGTAAAATTTCATATACTTCTTCTGTCGCTTGGTTCTGGACAATCATCGCCAACAAGGTACTGACTACCGACCAAATCAACCAAGTAATCGCTTACTTCAACTTGGATAGAACTCTTAAACCTGATATACTGTGTAATACTATCAAGCAGGGAATCACCAACGAGAACCACGCAGAGTTTGGCGATAAGCTGATAGACTTTTCAGGCAACGGTAGGGATATTCAGTTGAACAATATTGCTTGGAAGGGGGATTCAGGTATTGGGAAGTATAATTTCTCTAATATAAATATAATTGCTAATAGATTTGAGGGTACAGTAACAACTAATAAATGCCATTTTACAAAGAAATTAATCAATACTACAAGTAACTTCTGTGATTTAATTGTTATTTCTCCTAATGAACCAATAAAATTTAAGGTCAGTGGTCTTTCAGATGGAAGGAAGTTATTTGTCGCAAATAAGAGCGGTTCAGGTTCTAATTATTATTTTGATAATGGAGAACACGAAGTTTCTTTGTCTTTTTCCGAAGGAGTTGGACAAAATAATCCTTTTGGAGTAACAGGAGATATTGGTGACATAGACGTTACAGTAGAATTTATTCCTTCCCACGCAGGTGCTCTCTGCCTTGACGGAGTAAATGACTTCGGTAAGGTGACAGGGATGCCTGTTTACAAGGATTATACGGTAGTAACCGATAGAGAAATATTTGCTAATATTGGAGCTATATCGTCAAAGAATAATCCGGGGGCATTTGTGGAAACTGCCGGAAATAGCGTTTATAGTTTTGGTCAAGCTACTTCTGGTCTAAATTTTATTTCTACTAGAAGTATATCTTATTTATCTAAATACTCTTATTGCGGGCAATCTATAACAGCAGGTGCAGCAGAAGATGGCACTGATATGTGGTTAGGAACAATTCGAGATAATGATTCTCGTTTCTTCAATGGAGCTATCTACTCTCTCATGTCCTTCCCATATAGTATGTCCGAGTTCTTGATAGAGCGTCAGTTGAAGAAGCACAAGCTGGGTACGCTGTATCCTAATATGGTTGAATTTAGACCTGTTATTAAAGCTAATGCTAATTATAAGATAACATATTATCAAATAGATAGTACTAATACTTGGAAGTCAATAAAGGTAGGTGATTACATTGTTATCGGAGCAAAATTAGCTTTTCAAATTACTTTTGATAATGATACTAGTGAACTTAAAGAAGTTGTAAGCCCTCAATTATCAGGTATAATTGTTGAGAAAAGACCGTCAAATCCGGGATATAATATATATAGTTATATAACTTCTAAATCCCCTCAAAAGATAAACATCACAATTGACGAGTACATCAGATTCGAAGATATTGTTCAGCCGTATCCAGTTCTATTGAGATTCAAGGATGAGAATGGTAATAAAGTATCTTGGGGAGGTAAATTCAAAGTTGGTTCTACTATTACTAGAATAGGTAGTATAGCTGACCCTGAAAGCAATCTATTAAATGGATTATATTCTATTTCAGGATTGTCTTTAAATGGTAAAGCTGTTACTAGCAGTACTAGTATCGTTGAAAAGCAAATGGTATTTAGAACTACTGCAACTTGGCTTCTTGATAACAACGAACCTAAATGTATCCTATCTCCTAGACTACTACGTATTCCTAACTCTAGTTACAAGATATTAGGATATATTCCTGATATATCCGGTCATGGTAATCATGGTAAGATAAACAATTCTGCTTATGCAGAAGGAAGCGGAGTTAATGAAGATGGTTCATACCAATTTGATGGTGTAGATGACTTTGTTACTATTCCTACTTTGTCTAGTGGAGGTAAACAGGTGTTGATGAAGGTGAATTGGAATACCATTAATAGTATTATATATGACCAAAGAGGTAGTGGAGGTTTTGCAATATATTGTTCTGATTATAATAACCCAAGTGATTCTATTACAGTTCCTGCTTATAAAGGAAGAAATGCTGCTGGTACTACATATATTGATGGTATTAGAAATGAATATATTATTGCTAGTCAATTAAGAAACGTTACTCATAATATCGTAGAAATATTAGATACTTCTTACGCAGCAGGTAAGACCAATCCTATTATTGGCAAGTCGCATATGAATTCTAACTATGGTAGTTTAGCTCTCTACGACTTCATGTTCTTCGATGAAATCTCAACAGACGATAAGATTAAAGAGCTGAATGAGTATGTAGGTATTGAAGCTAAGGTAGAGTTACCTCCTTATTACTGGGATGCTTATGGTAAAACTAATCTCGATGGAGATAAAGCTACTATTCAACAAAGAGGTGTAGCCGTAGGTGATTTTGATTTGACTAATAATAACTTAGCTTACGAAGGTATGTCTGGTTATAATGGTTATCCTGTTGTGTTTGGTACTAATAAGACTTATGCAAATCTAGTTCCTAACGATGGTAACTTTATACTTACCAGTAGTCATAATATTATCAATGTTACTAAATTCGATACCAGTTATGGATTGCTTTATAGTCATATAAAGTTAGATGGAAAATTAACATCAAGAAATATAGATTATCCTTCTTACAAGATAAAAGTTACTGGACTCGGAGAAAACTTTGGATTACATTATTCATATCTTGAATCTTCTTCTGATACTACTGTTAAAGGTTTTGAAATAAATAATGATGGTATTTATATCATTCCTAAATCTTTTGCAAGTGATGGAAGTTTAACAAGCAATAGTGATTGGATAGGATTCATATTTACTGGTACTGCACCTGAATCATGTAATGTAACTATCGAAGTTCTTCCTGAATATGAAAATGGTTTAGTATATGACGGAATAACTGATTATAGTAAGAACGCCAATATTCCCGCACTTGATGATTTTACAGCAATAATAAAAAGGGAATGGCTAAAAAAACAGGGTTGTCCTTTAATAAAAGGAAGTAAAGTGTATGAAGGAGGCAATGGAAATGCTTTGTTACTTGAATGGGATAAAGCATATAATTTTGTTTTCTATAAAAGAACTGACATTATGGAAGGAGAACTACCGGACAATATATCTTTTATTACTCCTACAAATTATAACGGTAATGTTATAACTAGAGGAAGTGAACAAGATACAAATGGAATATGTATCGCTGGCGATGGTAATGCAGGATTTGCTAATATGGTATTCTACAAACTAATCCTCTATCCTAAAACCATTCCACTATTGCAGATTAACTTCCTAAAGAATCTAATGGAGAAAGACGAAATAATTGATTTAAATAACAAAATATTTATACAATAAAATGAAAAAGTTAATTGAAAAAATAAAAGCTTGGTATAAAGAAAGCAATAGAGATAAGCACTCATACGTGGGTGCTATCATCTATTCTACTTTCCTTGTAGTAGGTTTTGCATTAGGTATAGACATTATACCTAATGCAGTTATAGCTAGTGGTGCTACGATAGCATCTATGATGTCAGCTGAATATAAAGACAAGGAACATGGCTCTTTGTTTGATTGGCTAGATATTCTTGCGGGTATGACATATCCTATACTGATTGATATTGTTTGTTTAATTATTTACTTAATTATAAAATAAGATGAAATATATTGTATTACCAAAATCCGTTTTAGACGAAGTTCCACAAGAGACGTTAAATGAGTTGCATTTAGTACCTAGAGTAAGCACAGATGGGGAATCTGTATTAATGAAAGTCGCAAATTACGAATTACTTTTCCCTCTTGCTGTAACTCTTCCTGAACTAGGAGAAGATACTCCTGTTGAACCAATATATCCATATCCTACTTATGAAGGAGATGACTTAAATACTTTATTGCAAAGTAGCAAATGGACTAGTCAAGATAATTCTGTTTTAGGCGAATCTATTCTTGAATCCCCAACGGTGAAAACTACTTCTTCTAAAACAAGAAAGAGTACAAAAAATACCGTACTATAAAAAATATTATTATCTTTGTGTAAATATTAACAAAGAAATATAGAAATAATGGATTGGTCAAATATTATACAATTAGCATTAGCTATAGGGGGAAGTGGGGGAATATTGACAGTATTGATAGCTTTCTATAAAGCACGTCCTGAAAAAATATCCTACGAGGTAAAAACTCTTCGTGAAATAATAGAAACTATAAAGAAAGAGAGAGAAGAGGACAAGCTAGAGGCTGCACAAGAAAGGCAAAAATTGGAACGAAGATTAGGTGAAATAGAAATAACCAATTCTGTATTACAGAAAGCTATTCAACAATGGGTTAAATGTTCCCATTTGCCAAAAGATGCAGTGTGTCCCGTATCTGATTTCGTAGACCGAGCCGAAGAGCTAATAACTAAAAGGGTAGAAGCATTACACCAATCCATGAAAGAAAATAATAAAGAATAAAGAACCCCACTGTGCAATGTCGAGAACACAGTGGGGAGAATACTGACCTAAAAATTCAAAAGCATTTAAAACATATTGCAAATATAGCTATTATTTTCAAAGAAGCAAATAAAATGGTAGAAAAGTTACTTATATATACTGATGATGAGGAATTAGGCGTTATATCTTTCCCTAAAGATGGGACGCAAGCTGCCCTTAGTAGTTATACATTCACCGAGGGAAGAATGGGGAGCGTAAATATAAGCAGCAGTCTCATGTATCCTAAGTGCTTGGATGATGAATGGACGCAGAGGGAATTTGTGGAATTTAGGGGAGAAAGATATTGGATTTTAGATACACCTACTTCATCTAAGTCAAATACAGATTTAAGATATAAACATGAGCTTGTATTTAAATCCGATAGAACTAAACTGGATAATACTTATTTCTTTGATGTAGTATCTCCTGATGCAGGTGATGTAGACCAATTTGTCAGCAATAGTACAAAGTTCACCTTCTTTGGAGATATTGCAGAGTTTGCAACAAGATTGAATTACTCTTTACAATACAGTGGAGTAGGTTATTCTGTTGTAATTGACGAAGGTGTATCCTCCGAAGCTAAACTAATGTCGTTTGAGGACAAGTATTTTAGTGAAGTTCTACAAGAAGTATTTAATGTTTATGAACTACCTTATTATTTTGTCGGTAAGGTAATCCATATCGGATTTACTAATAATGCTATTACTCATACATTTAAATACGGTTATGATAGGGAACTACTGACAATAACCAAAACAAACGCCAACTATAAAATAGTTAATCGCTGTACAGGTATCGGTAGTACTGAAAATATTCCTTATTACTATCCAAATGATACGAGAAAAGGAGATGTCAGGGCTGTTGCCGGAGAAGATAATATCTCAATTAAAACAGAAGATATACAAGTCGTAAATAACGATTTATATAAAGAGAAGGTTTCATTGGAAGAAAAGGTTGAATTTAAAAAAACTAAGCTTCCTATTACTACTCAATTATACATTAATTTAAATGAGCAATACCCTTATACACAAGCGGTAGAGACTGTTCCAACTATTAGAGATGGATCTACAGCGAATTTTAAATGGTTTGAAACGTCTTATAATTATTATGCAATAATAGATTTATCTGATGAAGCTACTATTTATTTAACTTTAAAATTATGGGCTAACTTAAAATATTCCTATATACAAAAGGGTGGTATTATATTGGGAGAAAAGCAAGCTTCAAGAAAAATGGATTTTGCTTCATTTTCTTTATATAAAAGAAATGAATCAGATACAGATTGGATTTTAATTAAAGCCGACCAAAACTCTGAAACGACAGTATCGTTTAATCTTAATGAAGGAACAAATAAATTAAAAATAGTAGGTTCTTATTCTACCTTAGTAAATGTTAGTGATTATTATGTATATGGGAATCAAAAAGCTTTTCTTGAAATAAGTAGAGAATCAACAGCAGAATATAACTTATGGAGTTATAAAGATAATACTGTTAGTCTTAGCAATATTGGCATATATATTACAAAAACACCTTCTATTGGAGATTACTTTGTTCAAAAGCAAGTTGAAGGAAATTATATGATTACTTCTCCTAATCTATTGCCATCTATATACAGAGAGACGTTTGGTGCAGAACGATTCTATGACGCAAAAAACCAAACCTATATAAATCCTGATACAGGAAGCTACTACGACTTCGAGAACCCTTATACGGAAGGTAATCCTAAGGAAATGATTGTTTCCTTTGACTATATCAAGCCAACTATTAAAGGTATTGAAAATGCAGCAGGATATAAAATAGGAGAAATATTAGATGTAGCTTTTGATGATGATGATAACGATGAAATAGACCCTAACACAAATGAATACGAACATAAATATTTCTACATAAAGCTAAGAAAGTTTGATGGGGATTATGGCTTTAATCTCTTTGACCAAGCTATCGTAGGTAATGATATGACAATCTCAATGACGAGTGGTAATTGTGCTGCTTGTAATTTTGTCATATCCGTATTAGAAGTAGAAGATAAAGACAATAATATCACAATATTCAAGAATCCTGTACAAGTGGATTCTAATGGCAATATTGTAACAGGTAGTGAGGATGATAAATGGGATGAGGCAAATATTCAGCCTCAACAACAAGATACAACAACAAATGAGGTATGGATTAGGGTAAGCAAAGATGATGATACATTCGGAGTTGTAATGCCATCTAACAACCGCAACTATAAGCCTAAATCAGGAGATTCGTTTGTTCTGTTACATATTGATTTGCCTAAACAATATATTCTTAATGCAGAGAATGAGCTTAAAGAAGCTATCATTAAGTATATGGCTGCCAATAATAGTGAAAAATTCAACTTCTCTATTAACTTTAAGCGTATATTCTTTGCTGAATATCCTGAAATGCTTTCACAGATTGATGCTAATGCACGATTGCAAATCGCATATAATAAGAATGATGATGGCACAGACAAACTTTATGAACTTTATGTTAGCCAATATACATATAAAGTAAATGAGACAGACCCTCTTCCTGAAATTACGGTAGAATTATCCGATACCATAACGATACGTAAAGGTAATGTCCAAAAATCTATTGATGCTGTAAAACAGGATATTATGTCGTCTATCGGTTCTATCGACTTTTTAAAGATGGGACTGAAATACTTTATTAGAAAAGATGTTGATGATACAGCTAACGGACATATAATATTTAAAGACGGGATTTATGTTACTGGGAATAGCGAGGAAGGAGCTACCGATTTCCTGCGTGAAGGTGGCATAGATAATATTCAAGAGGGTAACGGAGATTTCATACAGGAAGATTCCGGGATTATCAAAGCTGTAGAAACTCCTCAAACTCTTGGTAGTTTATATAATGTCAATCCTATTGTAGATGAAATTGCTACAGAAGATGTCGTACTTGTAAAAAAAGTTGGTTCTACGGAATGGACGCAGGAAAGAAAGAGTATGACAGAAGGCATAACTGATGCTCCAAGCAATGACATCTTATATGGTCGTAAAAACAAAGAGTGGATTAAAGTTCCCGACACACCGACAAAACTTCCTAATCCTAATGCTCTTACTTTTATAGGTGCAATACAAGCTATATATGATGGTTCTGCACCAATTACAGTTAACATACCGACAGGTGGCGGTGGTAGCATAACAATAGACGACCACTTGGATTTAAATTCAACAAATGCAGTGCAAAATAAAGTTGTAACTATGAATATAAATGAATTAATGGACGAGGTGTTTAAAATTTCGTTCGATACTTTTGTTGGCGGAGGAACTTTTGAAAAGGGATCAGTTGTTACTCCGTATATTTTTTGGTCTATTTTATATAAAGATGAAGAAGTTGTACCAACAACTGCAACCGTAAATGGGAGCACGGAAGGAGTTAATGAGGAGAAATCCAAATATTCGTCTCCTACTACAATTACTACAGATAAAAATTATAAAGTGATTTGTACTTATGGAAGTCAATCTATTGAAAAAACAGCTAACTATATTTTTTCTTTGAAAAAGTATTGGGGCGCATCTTCTGTAACTGAATTGACCAATGGTGATGTGATGTTAATGAATAACGGATGGGCTAGTCGTACTATGGGGAAAACGACTTTTGATTGTACAGGTGGGAAATATATTTATTACATTATACCGTTTGATATTTATGGAGAAGGCGTTAATTTTTGGATAAACGGTTTCAAGAATACCGATGTTATTGTCTATGATATGGAAATAACAAATGGTAAAAATGTAACTGAAACATACAAAGTAATGCGTCTAAATAACATTCAAACTGGGGTTTTAGAAGTTGAATTTAAATAATAAGAAAAATGGCAGAATTAAAAGGAACGCAGGTCGCTGCGATAGTAGTTCCATTCACCGATGCTGATAAATACGCAACACATGATGCGGAGTATGGGAAAGGTGGTTTTAGAAGTGTATCGACAATCGAGGATCGTGACGCAATTCCGGTTGAGCGAAAAACGGAGGGTATGATTGTTCGTGTGACAGCGAATGGTTTGAACTATGAGTGGAAAAATAATGCTTGGGTTGAATGGTTACCTAAAGGGAATATTGTAATAGATACAGCTCTTAATGCAACCAGTACTAATCCAGTACAAAATAAGGTGATAACAACTAGGGTGCAAACTATAGAAAATAGTATAGCACTCCTTTTAGAAAATATTCGTAACATTCCTATTATTACTGTTGATACAGTTTGGAACGCAACAAGTGACAATCCGGCTTCATCAAAAGCCATTGAGAGTACAATATCTCCTATAAGAACTACGGCTAACTCCGCAAAAAGCATAGCAAATGCGGCTATACCTAAGTCTTATATTGATGATACGATGCCTGAAAATCCGGTGGCTACAAGAGTTCCATCGACTAAATTATTAGGTACTGTATCTGCTGTAGCGAATACCGCAAAATCAACGGCATATTCAGCTATGACAACCGCTAACTTTGCTGGTTCAGTTGCCAATGCTGCGATACCTAAATCATGGATTGACTCTGGAATTGACGGTACTGAAACATCAAATAACAGTGTTCCGGGAACAGGAGCTATTGTAGCTTATATAAAAAATAATAATACAGGTTTATCCACCCAGATTTCTAGTACTAATTCCAGAATAACTAATTTGGAATCTTGGAAAAACACAATAGGTACTAAGGGTGCGGCAAATGGCGTTGCAAGTCTTGATTCTGGTGGTAAAATTCCAGCATCTCAACTTCCGGCAGGATATGACAATGTTGATATGTTGCAGTATTTTGTAACAACAAATCCGAGTTTCAATATGCAAATCGGACAAAAGTTTTACAATACGACAACTAAGAAAATTTTTACTGCAACAAGTGCAACAACTGGTGTCGAAACTGCGGTAGAAGGCGGTGATAAAATATATATTAATATCACAGAGAATAAATCCTATCGTTGGACGGGAGCCACAATGGTTGCTGTAGGAGACGGTTCAGGCGTAGCTCTTGGCACTACCTCTTCTACAGCTTTCAGAGGTGATTATGGTAATACGCTTTACACAAATTTTGGTAGTGGTACTAATCTGCAAGGGACTAAGGACGCAAGAGATTTCTTTTATAATATGTCGTTGTTTAATTCATTAGAGAACACAAGCATATTAAAGGATTTGGTTGTTCAACCGGAAGCCAATTTTGTTAGATTACAAAATGATATAGTATATTTGATTGGAGAGGTTAATACTGGCGATGGATATGATATACCTGCCGCTACAACTACAAAAGCAGGTGTTATGACAGCAGATATGTACAAGACCCTGCAAGAGATAGAATTAGCCACATTCCCTCTATCGTTAACTGCTAGTGGTGGAGGTACTTTTGAAGTAGGGTCAAGCAATAAAAATGCAATAGGTATAATTGTAACTAGAAAAGGAACAGATGTCACTTCTAGTTCGACAATAACAGTAACAGCATCAAGAAGTGTGACAGGTTCGCTAAGTTCTGATAAAAAAACTTGGACACCATCAACAAATATATCATCTAATACTTCTGTCGCAGTTAAGGCTACCTACGGTTCACAAAATGCTACCAAAACTGTAAATTATACTTTTAAATATAAAAAGTATTGGGGTACATCAACTAGTGCTTCTCTAACTTCTTCCCAAGTTATTGCATTAGAAGGAAGTACATGGGCTGATTCAAAATCTATGGGAGCAACTACTTTTGACTGTACAGGCGGAAAATATGTTTATTATGTAATCCCAGATGAATTAGGAACTCCCGAATTTTGGGTAGGAGGACTAAAAAACACAGATATTAATGTTGGAAATATTACTGTAACTAATGCGTCAGGAGGAAGTGCTATGTATTTAATTATGCGACTAGCGAATATTCAGACAGGAGTCCTCTCTGTGGAATTTAAATAATTATTTACAAACGGGGGGGGCAAAATCGCTCTCTCTCCAAAATATAATCTTATGGCAGAAATCAAAGGTACAAATGTTGCATCTAAAATAGTTCCCTATACTGATTCAGACGAATATGCTACTCATGACGAAAAATATGGTGTAGGAGGATATAGAACAGTAGATAGTGTAAGCGAGATGAATGCTATTCCTGCTGCAAGAAGAAAAGAAGGAATGCTAGTATATGTAAAAGGGGATAAAATTTACAAGCTTAACAGTAGTAATACGTTTGTTAATGCTGGACTTGGAGTTGGTGAAGTAATTGATTGGAATTCAGGCTCAAATCTCTCTCAAAACGGTTATCAAAAGTTTAGTAATGGGCTGATGTTGCAGTGGGGAAGAGTTGGAGGTTCATCTACAGTTTCGTATAGTGTGACTATGCCTACATCTTTTTATAATACTGAATATAAAATATTTGCAACTGTATATAAGCCTAGAAGTGACTCCGCCGTATATTCATCATCTCCTTTGGAAATAAATAAAACAGTTAGTAGATTTTATTTGAATAGAAATTATGCAAGTGGGGGTACTACTGGATTATCACAAGAATCATGGGACTGGTTTGCTATTGGCAGATGGAAGTAACTATTTCCAACGACCTATGGCAAACCAACAGAATTTTGCCGAACTAGTTCCAATACTTCCCGAATTAAAATTCCTATCAATTTTAAAAGAACCTACGTATGAATTAACTAATGGACAAGCAGTATAAACAATCGCATCTGTTGCATTTTTTATAATACTCCCAAAAACAAGATAGCTTGTGTCATAGAAAGAATTAGGCATATAAATAGTTAGGGGATTAACATTTGAACCTGAATTATATCCCCACTGCAACATCAGCCCATTACTAAACTTTTGATAACCGTTTTGAGAGAAATTTGGATTTTATTATTAACTTTACCAAAAAAAGATATGAAATATTGGAAACAAGGATTTTACGATGAACCAATAGAAGGTTCGGTAGAGATAACAGACGAGTATTGGCAAACATTACTTGATGGACAAAGCGAAGGAAAAGAAATAGGAGAAGATGTGAATGGTCATCCGATTCTTCAAGAACACGTTTTTACAATCGAAGAAGTCAGAGATAAAATTTTGAGCAATATACGTTCATACGATAAATCAGAATATGTAAATAGCTTTTCTTTGAATGGAGACAATATTTGGCTCGACAAAGATTTACGTGTATCTATAGCCAATACTGTAGCTATAAAGAAAGATAAGAATATCGAAAAATCAAGTATTTGGTATAACAACAAGGAATATATACTCCCTGTTGATTTTATATTAGATATGTTAGATGATGTGGAGATATACGCTGATACTTGTAATAGTGTAACACAAAAACATATAGCTAATGTTAAGGTTATGACAGATATAGATGAAATTGATAATTACGATTATACTTTAAATTATCCAACTAAATTAAAATTTAATTACAATGAAAAAAATATTTTATGATTCCCAAATAGCTAAGACTATTTTATTTAATGGATATTCAACTATTACACTTCTTGCTTGGGTATTTACAAAATACAAAACATTGATGCAAGAGACTATAAACCATGAATGTACTCATGCCAGACATTGGATTGAGCTTACTGTAGCAGGAGGGTTATTTATATGGCTTGGGATGCTAGTATTTGATTATTCTGCATGGTATCTTGCTATTTCTCCGATTGTATTCTATTTATGGTATGGTTTAGAATATTGCATAAGAAGAATTATGGGATTATTTGCTTCGGGTGACAACAAACAACATACTGCATATCGTGAGGTGTCATTTGAGCAAGAAGCTAGAATGGCAGAGAAAGATGATGACTATCTTGAAAATAGCCACTATTATGCATGGATGAAGTTTTTATTTAAAAATAGAAAGTAATATGGCAATTCTATCAAATGGAAAGTTCTCCGGTTTCTTATGCTCCATAAAAGACACTGGACGGAAATTAAAAAATGGAGCAGCAGTAATGATTGAAGATTTTCTATCAGGGTTTAATGGCTATGGATGGAAGTTATGGAAGAAAGATGGAGCTTGGAAGCTTGAAATAGATGAACTGCTAGTTAGAAGATCATTTACTACTTTCGAGCATATTATATCACAGATTACTTCAATTAAGGGAGGACTAAATATCAGTCAGGGACACGCTAAAATAAAGGCTGTAACTACTGTTGAGGCTGATGTATATAAAGAAGTAGATGGTGTTGAGACTATAACTAAAGCACCATGTTACCGATTGGAAATAGACGATGAATCAAACTCTATTGTGGAATATGATTTTGTCCAATGTTTGAAGAATGGGAGACATTACTTAGTACAAGTTGGTAGTGTATTTCAATATTATATCAATATACCTGTATCAGAATTTGATTCAGACCCAGATACAGGGGCAGTATTAAATGCTCCACAAGCAGGAGATGAAATAGTTCAATTTGGTAATGCGTCACACCAAGAAAAATACAAGAACAGACATTCTGCTATTTATCTTCATGTAGACGAAGATGAGCCTGCTATCGACTTAATGACTGATATGTATTCTAAAGATTGGTCTAATGCAATAAAGACACGGATAGGAGGTAATTTGCCGGGGACAGATGGAGATAGAGGATTTTATGCAGTAAATGGGAAACTGCTGTCTGTTGATGAGCAAGGTCAAACTGTATATGAAATTAACCCGGATGGTTCAGGTTATTTTGCTAGAGGAAAATTCTCATGGACTAAAGACGGTTCTCCTAAATTTTCAGGAACTATTTTAGTAAGATTATCAAATAATAATGTATGGGAAGTTACAGAAGATGGACTAAATATCTTTGGTAATAAACAAGGGAAACGCATAGAAATAAGCTCTTCTAATTCTACACTTAATATTTTTGACGAAAACAATGATATAGTTAATACATTTGAAGGGAATAGCTATAATAATATATCAGATTTGTATAATGGAGAATTACCAACTATAACAGCTAGTACTAAATCTTTTATAGTAACTAATGCTAATAGTTCTCATACAGAAGTTATAAAAGAAGAAACTTTCCATGCCATAAATGAGCAAATTATATATTGTTCAATTCCTATTCAGATAACAATATCTTGGGACTATGTATCACAAAATTATTTAGGTTCAGATAATTCAGGTATAGGAAGAAATGGATATGAATTACATCTGATTAAGTATGAATCTGTTAATGGAGCGATATTAAGTGATGAAATTATTAGCAGTAACACTTATTTTATGCCCGGAACTAATACCTATTCTTTCACAAATTATATTATAAATATAGCAGAAAAGGGATATTACGCTTTAGATTTTAAGATAAATACTAAAGCTACTGCTGTAAATACGCCTGTATTAATAGAAGCAACAGTTGAAGGTATAGAAATTACAGCTAAAAGGTCTGGTTACCTATCTCGTTTTTTTGCCAATGGAATGGCATTAGGTGATTCAGAGGCTAACCTTTTTTCTGTATTCAATAAAAAAACAGGAAATGAAACGTATATCGAATTTATAGCTAATAATAATTTGGCAGGAATATATGTAAAACGTGATAGATTATTAGGTAAATCAACAATACTACCTGGCACAATTCCATGTTGGGGAGTTATACCTAAAATGGTTTTTGCTATGGGGGTTACAATTCAATCCACAAACACATTAAGTACAGAATTATATTTCACCTTTGATAATGCAATGGTTACCACAGAATTGGAATCACATCAAACTTATAAAATTGTGACATTTAAATATCCTAGTGCGTGGACGGATTACAAATTTAGCAAAAACTCTTTTTTACTTATTCAACCATATAAAAAGGGATTATCACAAGCTAGTTCGGTAGTTATTAATGCTGAAAATGATATTAATTGTTCAGTTTTTGTTAATACGGGTCAAGAGTATAGTACAGAGATTTTTAGAGTTATATTATGTTTATATTAAATAACAAAGGGAGCTTAATTGCTCCCTTTTATTTAGTACATCTTCTCCATATTGGAGAGTCTTGGTTTCTTATTCACTGCCTTATTTTGCTTATAAGGTTTCTCCTTTGCTTTCTTAGCTTTTTGTTCCGCTTCTAGCTCTGACTTTAAGGCTAGGATTTCGGACTTCTTAAATCCTACTTTTTGATTCCTAAATACTTGCTGCTTGATATTGTGTCTTTTCATCAAATTAGAGAAACCAACTCTATTAGAAGAATAACCCAATAGTCGCATTGCGCCATCGTAATTAAGAAAATCATCTTCTCGAACATATTCACTATTTACTTTTTCAATACTATTAATTGCTTGCGCTACATCATTCTCGCTGCAATCCTCTGAAAGTATATCTAACAGACGTGAAAATACTGTATCAAACAATATCTTCTTCAATCCACTAAGTTTGCTGACTTCTTCTTTGAGAAGATCATATGCGTCTGCTTTTAATTTGCTAATCTTATTGTTACTTTTCGCTACCATAGTTTTTCTTTTGTTTTTTAATTCTACGTACTTTTCTAAAATGGCGAATACCAAGATAGACAGTAAGTGCAATACTGATAATCCAAGTAGTTGATACGATAAACAGATATATTTCCGCAGTTGGCATAATATTGAATGTGTCATCAAGACAAGCAATAGTATCAGTAAACATGAGGTTAATTGGTATTGCTCTTGCATACTTACAATGATAACGACCCTCATCGCAAGCCAATCGGTATAAACAGTAATCCAATAATACCACATAGCCATCAAATGTTACCAATATCCCATTCCAAGCGAAATAGAATACAATAAACATATAGATAGCCAAACCAAATATAGTTGTTCTAACTATTACTTTTTCCATTATATTTTTCATTATACCATTCTTTAGCTTTCAACATACCTATCCTAATAGCTTCATTGTTATTATTATGGAAAACACCACACATCAATGATATGTATTCATGTATTTTATCTCTATATGCTAATTGTGATTCTGTTGCTTTTTGCCAATCAGAAACTCCTACTTCTGCCTGAATCATTTTGCATACTACACTCATTGATTTTGAGAAAGTCGATTTTTTAGTAGTATTTAAATAAAGTGCACCTGCCATTTTCTTATAAGAATCTCCACTATCATTCCTATATTTAAGTAGACAATCATATATCCATTTATAGACTTCTACTTTAAATGAAGGATTAATAGCTAATGCCATATCTATAAATAAAAAAGGATGAACCCAAGTACCACCTTTTTGTCCCCTAGTTGTAATCATAACACAACCAAACTCCTTTTCAAGAGAAGATATAAATTCTTTTGTCTGATTAGAAGTTTTCCATTGGTTAAAATTAAAAGGAGGAAGATCGTTTATTATTCTCCATTTATTACCTACAGATAATAAATCATTCGCGTTTAAAAATTCAAGTTTACTTTTTTGTCTAACAACACCACCAAAAAGCGGTCTTTCCATAATCACTTCTGTTTCCATAATTTTAATATATTATTTATTTGCAAATATAATATATATTTCATGAATATACAAACTTTTTGTCTAAAAAATAATATATTACTTTTTATTAGAATTTACCGCAATTACAATCTTCTCGGTAAATAATCCCGGAGCTTTAGACCTCAATTGAGGCTTTGCAGGTGCATTTCCCTTTTGCGCATGTACAACCTTCGAGCTTGTTTTGACACGAATCGCCTTCTTCGCCATATTCAAATTGAATTAATAAATCAATAAAATGTTTAGCTTTCTTCAAATCTTCAAGACCATTTTTATCTCTAAAGCGAGTAATATATTTGACTACATTTCCTTGAAAGAAATCCAAATTATTTTTATATGCATATTCGGTAGGTTGAATAACCAATTTTTTGTAATGATTTCCGCCAACCTGAATATTTGAAAAACATGTTTCCCCTGATAAAATAGAATAATTAATTTTATCTGGAATACGTTGTGGTTCTATCAATATTTCTTCTTGTCCATGTGGTCTTACATCATCTTCCATCTTCATGCTCTTTAAACCATTCGTTCATTAATTCTACATATTTTTCTCCTATAGCAACGTCCTGCATGAAAGCTTCATCTTCAAGAGTCTCTGGCAACAATGGTCTATTTGCCAAATCTTCAAATAGTTGTTCTCTTCTTTTAGTAATATAGGCAGAAAGATCAAAATAATATGATTCGTCTGTAAAGCATAAACAGGGTGTTAATAGAATATCCATTGTCGCTATTAGCCGATTGTCATATAATTTTCTTAGTCCATCTGACAAAGTGCCTTCTTGATCTAATTTTTTACATTTAAGAATAAAATCTAACTGTCCATATAAAGTTTGGCATATAGGTTTTACAAAAAAAACAAAACCTTGCTGTTCGTATGCAATTCCTGTTGTAAATCTTGAAATCTTAAATGACCCATAATCATACTCTTCGAGTAAATCCTCCTCACGTACAAAGATTCTAGTTGGAACTACATCATATTGTCCTTTTAAAGATATGATTTCGTCCATTATAGAGTCGAAGAAATGCGCATCCTTGCATTGGGATTTAAGTAATGCTATCTTTTCGTCAAGCTTACTTTTCAGTTTTGCTTTTTCTTCCTCTATTATTTGTTTGTCTGTTTTCTTGACTACTTCTTCTTTCTGATTCTCCATCATTTCCAATTTCTTCATGTCCATTTTCCTCCTCTTTATTTGTTTCTTCTTTTAAATCTTCTTCAAAGGTTATAGGCTGACGCTTATAATTTTTCATATTGTTCTTAAATTCATTTCTGCTAATTTGTTCCTTAATGCAAACATTGAAGAAATATTTTTTAAGATCATCATTCGTCATGCCATTAAGGTATTCTTCATCATCAGATGTTCTGGAAGAGATGAAATCTATAATATCCTTTTTATTTTCCACGGCAGGGATAAATTCATCTTTCAAATATTCATAGGGATATATCTCCACAAGTTCATGGGCTATACCTAATCCCGGCAATGTTTTTGTTACATTTACCTCATTCCATGCGAAAAAATCATGATATGCAAGAGCATAGTCCATGTGTCCATTTTTTCTTAAAATCTTAACAATCGCCCTAGCCCATACCTGTTCTTTATCGTTGGGTTCAGGAAGAGATGAAACGCCACTATACATTAGCATCTCCAACAATGATTCTTCTGTTCTGCTTTTAGTTCTCATTATTTTTTAAATATTAAATAGTTGAAATTTATTTTATATACAGCACTATTTTTATAAATTCCTACACCTCCTCCAAAAGCTATATTTTTAGGAGTAACAAACAGGAGATTAACGCTTGGGATTACATTCCCATCAAATGTTGTAATATCAGCTCCGATATATCCTTTCCAAGCATCTTTATAAACGGTGTTAGTTGTAGTATTCGTTACGGTTTTATATTCTGTTTTATTGAATACGTTTATTTTATCCAAACTTGGATTAACACCGGAAATCCAAGCTTCATATTTCCCTGTCTCGGAATAATATTTCTCCTCAATAGGAAGATTCACATTGGTTGAGTCATTGACATAAACAATCAAAGTATCTATTACTTTTTTATATTTATATATCGGTTTCTCTATTGTCAATGTGTCCCATTTAGTAATATAAAAGGTATCTGTTGTATGAACTGTTTCAATATGAGGTTTCCTATTAGCTAAAAAAGAGGTAACAATCCATACTAAACAGATACCGATTATAATATATGGACTATATGTTTTAATCCACTGCCTCATCAATTTCTCGTGCTAAATCATTCCTTATCTGTAAAAGCTTATTTACAGCCTTCAATGCTTCGGTTGATAAAGCCAAAGGGTTTATTTTATCTAATCCCATAGAGTCCAAAATAGACAATTCTCTTTCTTTATATTTATTAGATTTTTTCGAGTTATCATTATCTCCAATGCCTAGTTCTTTCATTATTTTTTCAAGCATACTATCTGAAAGAACTTTTTCGCAAATTACAGGCTTGAAATCCTTTAAACTCTTTATAATTTCATCAAAATTGACTTCTTCCCATTCTCCATTTTGATAAGCTTTGGCTTTTAATTTGGGCTTTTCATTTTTAAACTCATCTTCAAAAACGTCTTTCCTTCGAAAATAATCACTAGGCGAATCATTGAACCAATGTAGGAAAGTTGAAAACTCATTTACTCCATTTTTAAATCTTATAATTTCATATTCCCCTTTAACACCGACACCTATAAGAAATCCAGCAATTCTTAATTGAGCTTCATTTGTGTAGCCGATTTCATAAACATGTTTTTTTACTTCTTCTAATGTTCTCATAATTATTTTTTTAAATTTCTAATGCATCTGTTTGACCTTTGATATTTTTCAATTTGAAAGAAGCCATAATGTATGGAGTTCCACCATACAATTTGTCATCTGACGGTTCAATAGCTTCAATTAAAATAAATGTAACTTTACGTTTTCTAATGTTGTCCCAATATTGTATTTTCCCTTTGCTTAGAAAATCAACGAATGAGTGATATGTCTTTCTTCTATCGTTTCCTATAAATATGCATGTAAAAGTCAAATCAGTATTTTCTCTAATAGGAGTAGAGTTCTGATATACTTGAAGTTCATCTGTCTCTGCAAATTCTTCGGTATATACAGATTTTATTTTTCCATAAGAATCAAGACCAGAAAATTCTTTGTAAATCAAACCGGGGAAATCTACTTCCAAATCTTTTTCCGGCTCACCGAGAATATCGACTCTACGCATATAGCATTTATAATCAGACATTGGCTACCTCCTTTTCGTCTATATATCTTTTAATTATCACTTTATCTTTATCTATATCACCTGTTATGAATGGTTCTCCTCCATAAACAAAAAGATATACCTTGCTGTTTTCGCCTACTTTAATATCCAAATAGGTATTTCCAGCAACGTATATCTCGCATATATGATTAGGTTTAATATCTAAGGTTGTTTTAGATTCTAAGATACAAAGCAATGTTGTGTCTACATAAAACTCATCTTTGTCATAATTACAAAGCATTGTACTTGTATAGCAACCTCTTTTTTTATTCTCATACTCACATATATATTTACCATTTATGTAAGCTTTGAATTTGTCACTAATAAAAACAGGACTAAGCCCCCATCCTTCGGAAAGAGACTTAGCCATGTACTTTATAGAGTTTACATCGCAAGCAAGCTCAAATAATTGCTTTTTGCTTTTATTATCATCCCATAGATTTGTGTAATTGTCACACAAACCTTTTGCGATTGCATTATTTTTAAATTGCTTTAAATCTATCATTACTGCCTCATATTTGGGACAAATATAAATATAAATATCAACTATTCAAAATTTTTATAGCTTTTTCAACATCACGTTTAGATATACCACGAAGAGCATGAGTTTTTATGAAATGTTTCTTTTGAGAAAGTAACATATCTGAATCATCATCAAGGATTACATAATTAATTACATCTTCATGTTCCCATAACCAGCGGTCTATTTCTATACCACGACATAGACCATAATGTTTTTCTCTATTTCCATGTTTGAAGCCGTACATTCTTGAAGTAATACCTACGATATATTCAGGATATGGAAAAGGATTATGACCATAAACTGTTTCTTGCGTTGTAATAGCTTCAATAGTCTGTTCCAATGTATATCTTCTCCAAGAAGAGGATATAACAATTTTAGCTCCGGTCGCATCGCAAATCTGTTTGACTAGCTCAACCTTTTCATTATCAATAGTCCAATTACTTTTCAGTGTGGTTATAACACCGTCAAAATCAAGAAAAACGATCTTATTCATCATATTCCTTTTTAAAAATGAAAGCTACTTTTTTAATTCCCTTTACTGTTTCTACTAATTCCCAACCATCTGCCCCATAATTATTTAGTTCATAGGAAGGAAAATTATCTAAATAATATTCTTTTACCAAGTATTTAAATCTTTTCATAATCAAAATTATTAGTTTTAACTCTATTAATACAATCGGCAGCCCAACCTACAATATATGCACAAGTCTCATCCTCTCCTATATCAAAACCCATAGACATTCCTAAATCCTTGTGTATGGCGGTAGCTACATGCAATGCTTCGTGTGCTATTTCTCTTACAGTCATATATTCCTTTTTATGAAAGGCAACACATACTCCATAATCTCCATTTACATAATAAGTACATCTGAAAGTTATTGCTTTATTATTGTCAAATTCTTCTTGTGAAATTCCTTTATCACATTCCCTATTTGTAAAATGCTGATTTAAAAATAAAGCTGAATCCGTTATAACTACATATAACTTTCTCTGATATATGTGATTTACAAAACAATGTTCTTTATTCTTCATCTTCTAACAATTTAGAAATAAATATATCTTTTGCCTTAATCATAATATCAGTCGGTATATCAAATCTAGTCATTTCTGACATGTAATTCCATGCATCTGCGACCTTTGCTATAAGATCATCTTCCACTATGGCTAATGCTCCATACGCTTTGCTAATAGACACCGCTAAAGATACATATCCAGTTGTGTCCATTCGCTCATTTTTATTCAAATCTAAAGTATTATCCTCGATATACTTTTTAGCTTTTTCATTCATATTAATTCTTTTTAAAATGGACAATAATCTCTTTCCTTGAACACATTATCATCGTCATAATAATATTGTTGATAATCACTCATATAATCCCGTTCTGGTTCTCTATTCTGTATAAGAGGAACAGGTTTGGGTTCTTCTTGCCAATTATAGTTTATATTTTCTGCAATATCATTTTTAAAGCGTCTTGTCTCAATCTCATAATACATTCCACATAACAAATCCACCTTCCCGAAACTGCGATTTTTACATACTTCCAATACATTGCCATATTGAAGCATTTCAGCTATCCTAACTGTTCCGAAGAAATCTTTTCCACGTGTCTCAAAATCCTTGTTTACACGATGAATAATAAAACAGTTATCCACTGCATTAGTTAAATCGGCTGAACCTGAAATAGATTCTTTTCTAAGGAAGTCAGTCTGTTTACGAGGGTGAGCTACAAGTATAATATGAACATTATATTTTTTAGCGAAATCACAAATAGCCAATATAAACTGGCTTTGTTTCTTATTGTTGTCTCCTTCGTAATCCTCTAAGTTAAGAGTCATCAGATTATCAATTACGACTAAATTTACACCTTCAGATTCAATCAGATTTGTAATATCGCTCATTAATTGCTTCCAACGTGTTCCATATTTGTTATTATAGAGGAATAACTTTCCATCCGTCCAACTATCTATACGGTCAGAAATATGTTTTGGAGCATAATAAAATTCATCATACCCTTGTACTTTCTGGACATAGTTTTTTCCAGCTGCAAGTTGGTTAATCCACCCTTTCAATCGAGAAGCCACTAATTCCCCAGACCATATTGCTACTTTATATCCGTAGTTGATTATATTCAAAGATAAATTGTTCAACCAAGAAGATTTACCAGAGCTATTACTTCCTGATACCAATGTCACTTCTCCAAACAATAGACCTCCGATATTTTTATCTAAAACCCTATATCCAGTAGGCATACGTGGTATATTATTCATATCCACATATTGAATATCCTTCATCGCAAGCCATTTCTTCCCCTTATCTTCCGTTTCACCTATAGGAACAAATTCCTCTTTTTCACGATTATGGAAATAAGGTCTATGCGCTTTACTTTGATATTCAACATAGTCTGATTTAGTATAGGCATTAGGGTCAAAATGTAAACGAAAATCTTTCCAAGTATATCCGCTGCAACTCGAATGCAAGCATTTGAATCCAAATCCTCCACCTGCCATTTCAAAAATAGCTGAATCAGGCGCACGATGTGAACTATTAAATGGGCACTCTTCTAATACATACTTAGTAAAAGATGTTGTTTTTACTATATTTCTGACTTTTATTCCATACTTGGTTAAAAATTCCTGTAAATCAAATTGAGTCGGTTGATAGTTGTTAGCCCTGTTCGGTTGTTCCGGCTTAGGAAGCATGGCGGCTACCTTTTCAAAAAACTCATTTGGGGTAGGTTTTATTTCGTCAGGTATTTTTAATATTTTGCTTTCACGTTGAGGTCGTTCAGGTGTATCACTCCCCTTCCTACTATAACAACCATATAATTTACATATTCGACTAGCATTAAAAGTACTTGTATCTACTTTTACTTTTTCTGTAGAAAAAAGCATATCTAATACTTGTAGAAAATCCTTCATAGTTTGAGTATTTTCAGGAGTATTAGCCATATTCATATTTATCAACAGATGAAAGCCATTGGCACTGTCACAAACAATTGGTTTAGTAAATCCTTCATCTCTTAAAAATTTGAATACATCATTTACTACAGCTTTGGCAGCTTCTTTCTCTTCATCAGTAGAATTGGTATCAGATGGCTTCTCGCAGTCTATATCTATCAAACACCAATCTCTACCAATAATTTCAGCATCTGATGTTGTAGATTTTGGTCTAGTCACTATTCTATCTCTCTGTTCACGTGAATAACATGAATCTAATATAGAATTAAGAGTGAAATAAATATTACAATCATCATAACGCCTGATAGCATTAAGAAGAGTATCAATATCCGTAAAATATCCTGAATATGTGCCTTTTTTATTATTGTCAACAATACGAATCTCAACAAGCTCATGGTTATGTTTGAATATATCGTACCATTTACGTATCATTGGTTCATTCATATATTTATTCGTTTTGAATTAATAATCAACAATCATCTATATTTGCTCGTTTGAGCTTTAATGATTGGCTGTTCTTTCAAATATCCCATGTCCGGCAAGTTATTGAGCAATGTAGAAAAATTCTTCAAAAAACTATCATTTCTTAAACTTTCTTCTACATAGGATTTTATAGTAAACTCCAATTCCTCTTTGGGCATCGTTTTTAGCAAAGATTCCAGCTTCTTCTTGTCATTAGAACTTTTGCCAGTCCCCATATTCCTCTTCGGACATTTTGATGGATAGAGAGAATACAGATATTCGACATCTTCTGAAAAAGTTAGTTTCTTCTTCTTCTCCTTTTCTTCCTCCCTTAAACCCTCTTTCTTATTCTCTATATTATCATTAATATTAATATCATTATCAATTTCATTATCAGAGTTTGCTTGAAGCTTTGCTTCATTTTTGCTTGAGCTTTTGCTTGGAGATTTGGTTAAGCAAACTTTACTCTTTTTAAGATTGGGATTTCCACCCTTAGAACCTGCCAAAACCCTTTTTAGACTTATTTCTCCGTCTTTTACCATTCTTTTTTGACATAGATAATCACCTTCAATATACAACACATGATTATTAATAAGTTCTATTAAGCCTCTTTCAATTTCTTCTGTTGTATACGGCAAATGTCTAGCAAAGTTACAAGCAAAATTAAAAATTTGGTTAGAACTTTGCTTGTAGTTTTGTTTAAGCAAAAACTTTCCATATATTTCGCATTTATGAAGTAGACACATTATACGAATATATACCCCTGTTGCATGAGGACTACATTCTGCTAGTTTTTCATCTGTCATAAAATCCTGTATATATAGAGGTAAATACGGATTATTCCTCAATGCCATAACTAATCCTCCTTTACAACAAATATAACTCCATCAATATTTTCTGATTTGATCTTACCTTGTTTAATGAGACGATATACATGAACAGCAGACAATCCTGTTGCATGAGCGTAATTTGATACTTTTACTAATTTCTTTTTCATATCCAATTTATTTATAATGTTATATGTTTTACCTGCAACAACACGAGGTGAAAAATAAGCCGGAATAATAGGCGGCTTCCGGCTTACTCAATTACTCATGATTGTAATAATCCCAAGTGAGGGATAGGATTACAAATATAAAGTTTTATTTTTAATCCTCCAACCTTTTGTGTATTTTCATTGCGACAAGAGCTGCAATTAACATTTTAGTTTCCATTTCACTTTCTGAATCAATATCTTTAATCTCTACAAGGGGATATATATCCACTTTCAGTTGTATATTCAGTATTACCTATCTCAAATAGCGCATTCTGTCCGCATGGGCGAATGACTACTTTGTCAGAAGATATAGAGTTTAGGACTAGCAATAACTTTTGCAGGATAAACGTCTGCTTAAATTCTTTTCCTCCTACAACTTCAACTCTTTCCTCTAATTTTTTATTTAACTCCATATTCTCCGAGACAAATGTGATTCCAGTTTCATCAAAATTAAGAGTCATTGTTCCTGTCTTGGTATCATCTTGTACATATATTGCTCTTGATACAATAGAATGAAATATTTTTTTGTCTATTTCCACTTCAAACAATGGCTGATATTTGAGCAACATATAAAAGTCCAATGGTTTGAAGTCATATTTGCGGATAAGCAACATTGAATTGTCTCCTATTACAATGATATTCTTTTCTCCATTTTTTATAGTGACCTTTTGTTCGTTTGATAACGCCTTACGCAGAGCCGCAAAAGCCGACATGTCTATAGATACTTTCAGTTCTCCCTCGTAGTCAATATATGCGCTATCATGGTACATCTTATCAAAATTGAAAGCAAATACATCAACCTTATTGTCTTTTATAAACAAATGAAGATGCTGGTTATTAGGCTGAAATTCATCATATTCCAATAATGGCATACCTTTTTGAATCCAATAGCCAAGCAAATTAGCATCCAATGTAAATGTATCGCAATTAACCTCCTGTGCCAATGTAGGGTATACTCTTACATCATGCAAAGGAAAATTCATCGTACTGTTTGGTGTGGAGACAATAGCATTCAGTTTCTCATTATCTACATCTATATCAAAGTAATCCTCCATTAGAAGAGAAACATAGTTCTCAATATCGTCCTTGTCTATGCAAAACTCGATATTCTTATAAGACTCTTCCAACTTGAAATGGGTCTTTATCGCATTCTTGTCATTGTAAGATAACAACCAACACGTATTATCCACTATTTGAACTTTAACAGATTGCAAAATTGGCAATGGAGTTCTTTTGGAAGAGAAACTACCACCTGTCTTTATTGCGTTTAAAAAATCCTTCTTATTAAACTTAATCCTCATCGTTTAGCAATAATAAAATGTTATAATATTCATCTCTTTTTTTCATTCTAAAATCCACCATAGTATTCAGGCATTTTATAACTTCGGGACATTCTTGACGTCTAAGCTGTAGGAAAGTCTTTAAATCCTTCAATGCACGAACGGCTTGATCTGTCTGATCCACTATTTTTTCAGCCGTTCTAATTTTATCATACAATTCTGCTTTCATTTCTTCGCTTTTACATAATTATCACAAAAAGTTCCATTATATGCAGGTTCTAAAAAACCGTAATAAAGATAATCCTCCCCATTTAAAGGGTCAAAGATATAGTAATCAAGATATTCTTGATATTTTTTACAAGTATCTCTGATTTTACAATTCATACCATCGCACATAGTACTATACTTGTCCTCCCTCATCATTGTAAATTGCTATTAATTCATTCATCCTGTCTACCAAGAAGCTTGCTGCCTCTCCTACCTGCTGTGATATTGAGATATAAGGCTTTAATTGATTCTCATACATAGAATCCATCGCTTTGATGGTATCTTCCAGCCTTTTTAAATTTCCAGGTTTCATAAGTTTTCTTTTATAAAATAAATACCATCAATTAAAACGTAAGGCAGAGTACCTTTCTTAATTCGCTGCCGAACCGTCTCCTTAGCAAGATTATTCATCTCTGCGTAATGACGTATAGTTAATAAACTATTCAATTCTCTTTTATCCTCGATACAATCAAGTATTTCTTTTAACTTTTCATCAATACATGCATAAGAATCAGGAGAATAAAATACTTTCATATTAATACCTACATTTATATAAGCACTAATATTATTTTCACGAAGATTTCCCCTAATAGGTTCGCTAGCAGAAAGCTTTATCGAATCTTCAACTACTAAATCTTTAAATTTTACCATCAATCAAAAATTTTAAATATTTTTTCATACAAATTTATTAGTACCTAAAAGATGTTCGCTTTTTTTATTAAAGGGAATACATTTTTTAAATGACCCTTCAAGACAAATATATGGATATTCATAAAGTGGATCGTAATGACTGAAAAAGCTAATTTTCCAATTAAGTGTTTCTGAATTACGAACTAATACTTTTTGAAAGGGAGATAAAGAGTACATATCCTGTTCTTTTTCTAAATAAACTTCCAAATATTCTCCTGTAGGAATTCTATCTCTTATAATTTCGCCTTGTCTACTAACTGTGATAATATTCTCAACTCCTAATATGAAAACAGCTAATACAAGTACTCTCCCAATGCCTGATAAATTCACCTCTTCACTTATAATTTGAGTCACACTGTACCCTCCTTTTGTGAAAATATAACCATTCAAATCCTTACTTATAATCTTTTTCAAGACATCAACATTAAACGGTACACGAATACTATTATCTACTTTCATCGTCCTGTCCTCCCTCTTTTTTAGGTTCAACATTCATAGTATTTCCCTTTTGCTGACTTTTCCATTGAATTATAGTCATGATAGCAGCACCGAAAATACTGTTTACGAACTGGGTTCTCTGATTATCATCTTCAAGAGGAAGAGTTGGAGGGTCAAGTATAATCTCCGAAACACCATCCAAATCAGAACCGGACACACCATTATCTTTCAATTCCGGTAAATTCAAAATACTTCTCAAATTAGAAGCATCAACATAACAACTTACTTTAATACGTTCCATATTTTTTGGTTTTAAATTAATGTTCTGCAAATATAAGTTGGCGATTGGCAATCGCCAAATGTAATTAAGGCTTTAACACTACATTAACGTTTAGCATATATAAAAAACAAGGGACAGCTTCACTAAGCCATCCCCGTCCCCATGTTCAACTGAAAGAAAAAAAGTAATCAAACACCTTTAAATGAATAAAAAATTAGAGATAATATGTAGGGGTAATATCACTATCACCCCTACATTTTTTGTCAAACACTTATAAGTAAATTCTACTGTACCAGTACTGCAAATATAGAGAACATTTTCAATACTACAAAGAAATTCCTTGTTTTTTTTGCCCCATCTCTGTCAAATGGTTAAACCAACGAACAGCAAGGTCGGCAGACCTATACGTTTTACCCATGTACAGCGAATCGCCAAACCCGTTGCTACTGGGATAACTCACACAATCAAACATCTTGTTCTCAACACGACGGAAAACCTCATAAACAACATTACCACCACAGTCGTCAACGCTTCTATACATATAAGCATAAGGAGACTTGTTCACCAAAGTAAAAGTAAAACCCTTAGTCTCACCACGACCCTTTATTACATTATCCAATTCTTTCATATCAATTTCTTATTTTTATAAACGAAAATATATGTTTTATAACAGCTATTGTCCATCCATTACCAAGCATCTTGTAGATTTGGGTGTCTGAACAATACCATTCATACCAATCAGGAACAGTTTGCAAACGAGCACACTCCAAAGGAGTATATCTCCTAAGCCTTCTTTCACCATTTATAGTAACAGGAACATAATCAGTATCTAAATTGCCTTTATAAACAGACGTTGTTATACAACTTGACTTGTCCATTCCTGACTTTATTTTTATCTTTATACCTCTATTTTTGCTCTCTTTTTCCAACCATGAAAACATTTTGTCACTGATGAGATACTTCTCATCAACAACATCATCAAGAATATCCCTTAAATACAGTCCGTTATCAGGAGGAAGAGGTATATTGGTGAGTAAATCTCCCAAAAGTCCATATCTACCAGTACGTATATTACTCCAATAAATACGTTTTCTGCTTTGAGCAGATACCAATGCAGAATTAATATGAATACCCTTGATACCCAAAGCACCATTTATGACATTTTCCCATTTCTTCTGCATCTTTACATTTTCCAAAAGAAACAGAATATCAGGATTAACGTTCCTCAATTCAGTCAAAATACGCACATACTCCCAAAATAGATAAGATTCACCCTCAAACTCGTACCCTGCATCCCTCAACTCCAAATATCGTTCAAGAGAAAGGATTTCCTGCTTGTCAGCCGTAGAAGCACCTTCCATACGACCTCCGAAAGAGAAGTCAGTACAAGGACTGCCGCCAATCAGAAGGTCTATACGACCCAAATTGGATATATCCAATTCCCTGACATTACCGACATGGATAACGTCAGGGAAGTTACGACTTGTCTGCATAACAGCATATTTGTCTATCTCGGAAGCATAATAGACCTCCGGCTCTATACCAAGCTCCCTCAAAGCAATCATGCCGCAGCCCATACCATCAAACAAAGACAATACCCTCATTCAGAAATCTTCAAACTAGGTAAAATATTGAAAGCATTAAACAAAATACTAGTAACAGCACCCTCGTATTCATTCTCACTTATCTCCTTACCCAAATAATGAACATGAGCCTCCTCTGAAAAGTTAATCCTAATACAGCCATTACCATCACGACTAACAGAAGATACCATACATTTTGCCAATACTTCGCCATCTGAACTAACATATAAATCTTCCGGGCGAACATCTAACAATACATGATATACGTAAAAAGGAGAGCTGGAACTGCAACCTTTATGTTTAGATTTATAATACCGACCTATCTTATTCTTAAATTCAGGATAATGCCGTTTAGCAAGGTAACTTTCATATTCCGCCCTAACAACATAACACTCCTCATCCAATTGCGCCAACTTGTCCTGATACCAAGACAAATTCCTCTCTTCTTTCTTTTTACTAGACATAATTTCTATCTTTTTTAATTAAACATGCCACAAATATACACCCATTTCAAGCAAAAAAAACAAGAAATATACAAAATATAACACTGACTTTAACTAAATAAGCACCAAATAAGGTTTAATAAGTGATATAAATAGCGATTTTCATACCAAAAATGAAGAACTTATCGTCTTAAAGGCTAAAATAGGAAAAATATATTAATAGTTAAACTAAAAAAGAAAACCCCCATCTTCACAGACAGGGGAGAAAGTACAAATTATAAAATCTTAGTTCTATAGCTAAGCACAAAAATAATAAATTAACCCAATAGACACAACAAAAAATAGCAGAAAATAGACAAAAATCAATTATGGCTATTAAATGCTACTTTATAACACCCAAAAAATATAAAATCCCCAACCTGAAAAACACAAAAAAAACAGGAAGGGGATTAAGAAAGAAAGAAGGTATGCAAAAATATAACTTCTTAGCAAAATAAAAAAATAAAAATAAAAAAAACGAGAAGGAGAGCCGGATCAACCGATGGATGCAAATAAGGGGGGGGGGTGGTAGGCACGGGAAAAGCCATCGGAAAACAGAGGGCAAAATACAGGAATGAACGTATTTTTAGGCTTAATTTTAAAAGATAGATAATAAGACGATATAAACATAGTATTTTATATTAAAACATCGCATTCAGCCTCAAAACACGTCTTAAACACTCGTTTCGTGTTCTGGAAACATCGTTTTTGCTCTGTAATGTGCAAAATAGGCTGCATTAAACAAGCATACACAAAAAAATGTTTGGCATGTGAGAAAGCCGCACTTTTCATATATAACCTTTTCGCATTTTGTTTTCTTCTTATAGATTTTTTCTATGATGTTTATCTTTTCGATATGTTTTATCTATTTCTATTTTTTTTACACGTTTATTTTTCTCTATATAGTATATATATATAATATAGTAGTATATATATATTATTTACTCATATACTATAATATCTTCGATATTACAGTATATTCGTTAATAGTGCTTGCCTGTGTGCTTTCCGTTTCCGCTTGCTTGCTTTTTTCCCCTTTCCCTTTATCCCTTTCCCTGATTGTGTTTTGCGTTGTGTTGTGTGTGTTCCAGTGTATTTTTCGTTATTGTTTACATTTAACACGAAATTAACTTAACTACGATTTTTTCGTACTTATTTGTGTTAATTCAATAGTACACACAGTGCGCATAACCTAACAAAGGTTAATATATTAGTGCATATTTTGCGCATTCCGATAATGTGCGTATATTTGCAATACAAAGAAAGGGAAACAGTTTCCCAAGTAGTTCTTTAAAATACTGATTGACTCCTATCTTATGCAGACCGCAAGATATTATATTATACACCTGTATAACAGGTTTTCGATTTACTGGAAATAGAGCTATATTATAATATCCCTTTTCTTTTTTGCGTTTCGTTCTGCTGTTGGTTAATTGGTTTTCGTTCATTCACATGTTGAAAATAGCGGCTTATTTGTTGCATCGTAGCAACCTTACAAGCATAAGACTATTAAGTAGGTATTACTCAAACATTGGTTATATCAGTACCTACAAACTAGTAATTAGTTATGAGACCGTAGTAGTGAGTTATACGGGTGAAACGAAAGGAGACCGACCCTAGTAGTTATAATATAGTGAATAAACCAATACAATAACAATTAAATTCTAAATAACATCTAATAATAGCAAGTATCCAATATAACGGGTAAATCTAGTAACAACTAACAATAATTAGTTATTACTCAAGTTCTGTTATATTTGGCTTGCTATTTTTGTTAATGTAGCCTATATATTCCTGTAATATATAGACGGTTACAAGCCCGATAAATACAGAGTTGCAATATAATTACCAATATTAATATAAATCTATGGAAATAATAGTATCTAAGAGATCCGGCAATGTATTAGTATATATACCGGAATTAAAAAAACGTGTTAGTTTAGATTCTAGTACGTTTTTGTGGTTTGATGGTAGTTTTTGCCATAACGAAATAGTAGACCACATTGAACGTAATTTTAAAATATATATTACGAATGTGATATATTTGTAAGCATGCGTATAAAATACTAATCAATACTTTTTAATCATGGGAAAGATAGAAGAAAAAAAGACGTTTAAGTATGTTGTTACTTATATGTTATACAGACATACAAACGTACTTATAAAAGTAGGAAAAAAAACTTATGAATTTGTAAATGTGTGCGATGATAATAAAACCGCTTTTGGCTGCAATACGATAGCAGTTCTTTATGATTTTAAGGCACAAAAATATATAGCGGTTAAAGTTGATGATGAAAAGTTTAACAAGGTTGAGACTATAATACTACCAAATCAATAATAATTAAATAAAGGAGGAATAAACATGAAAAAATTAGTAAATATTTGCGATTTATATCCAAACGATAGCCATAAGTCTTTTTATGGGAAAGCGAAAGTAAAAATATATAGCGATAATACAAAAGTACTTCAATCTTATAACACCGACGTTGTAAAAATAGATACAAACGGAAATGTTATACGACTGTGGGACGGTTGGAGCGCTACAACTGGGAGACATATAGCAAGTTTTTGCGGACTAAATAAAAAAGAATTTTTAAATTTACCTTTAAATAATAAATAAGTTATGACTACAAAAGAATTTAACAATAGCATTATATCTAATTGTTTAGGCGAATTCTTAGACAATGAAGGAAATACAAATGTCATTTATATTGGATATAGAGACGACACGAACGAATTAATAGCCGGTAACGTATGTAATACCGTAATAATTCCGATAACTTCGATATATTATGACGATGATCTTTCTATAGATGCAAATATAGAAATTCTTTGGGATAAATTAGATTATATAGGCTTTGAAAGAATAGGATAAATAAAAAGAAATAGGAGGAATAAGTTATGAAAAAGAATGTAAGAGAACATAAAAATGTAGGCGTACAATTTGCATACGTTTTGGACTGCATTTATAACGATGAAAAAGATAATATGAGTGATAAAGAAGCTATTAACTACTTCTTTGAGTGTTTCAATAAAGAATACAACAACAACTATAATAAACGGTTGTACCCTAATTTACAGGAAAGAATATCACAGTACATACAAGGTTTGCCTACTTGTATTAGTATCGCTTTCACTGATTACGATATTATTAATATCGGCAAAACTTGGGGCTATTGCGAAAACGGAAAAAAAGAATGTGCATTTATTAATAATTGGTTTTCCGTTATCGCGTGGAGATTAATCCAATTAAAGGATAAATTAAATAAGTAAACCATGAACGACTATAAAGACAAATATAGTGTATCTTCAGACAATACACTAAGAGAAAAACAGTATGAGATAAAAAAACATATCTCAATATCTGCAAATGATATTAATACCTTTTGCAGCGCAAAGGGTGTTCCCGTTGAATGGCTTATGTATGAATTATTGTCAAAATATAGTATTAATGAATTAAAACAAAGGATATGAAAACAATTAAATATAAAACTTTAAACGGTTTGTTATCTCAAACTAGACAAATGACTATAGAACAATTTCTAAATAAACGTTTCTACCATAATACAAAAGGGTGGATAAACTTTAAATTAGACGAAGAAGAAAAGAAAAAAGTATTAGAAAGCTTTTCAAAATATTGTTTTTCATCTAAAAAAGCGCAAAATAAACTATTTTTTAATCTTATCAATAATTACGGTGATTCTTCTTTGTTTCAATGTTTTTATATTGATAAAAAAGGCTTTAGTAATAGTTTATCCGGTGAATCTTTTAATTATTGTGTAAGAAAATATAGTAAATAATATAGAAATAAAAGAATTCAACGGAAAATATAAACCAAATAATAGAAAGCATAACGGTATGAAAATATATTAGTAGATTATTTGGGAGCTTATTAATTTGGTAAAACTAAAAATATAAAATAATGGAAACGAAAGTAAATTTTAGAATAACAAAACAAGGCGAAATTATTGCTATATTTACAAAAAGGCAAAGAAACGGTAAGTTTTTAGCCTATTCTTTATATGATAATATGCACTTTGATGCGGATAGTGCCTTTATAAGAGAATGTAAACCAGCAAAAAGATATAACTCAAGTGAATTACTTGCCTATTTAAAAAATAGAGGATATAAAAATATAAAAATATTATTAAGAATGAACTTTTAAATTAAAATACATTTTAACATGGAACGAAAAGAATTTAAAGAGATAATTAAAGGCTTTTCCGCTTTATGTGGCATCCTTTTAGTAAGTTATGTTTTATGTTTAATCTTTCATTAAATCGTAATGCGATTTATCTAGGTATAAACGTAGGTTTTATTGGGCGGGTATTCCTTTAAAGTCTATATATTTAGAGGAAAAAAGAATATATGGAATAATCCACAATGATAGAATAGTAGACATGAGTTTTTCTCATGAGTTAATATATATAGCTGACTTTTTAAAATCAAAAATTAAATAAATATGAGAACAAAAAAACTACCAATCGAATATCAAAATAAAGTTTCTAATTTTCCTAACTTCGATAAGAGTGGGAGCATTAGAGGTATGAAAAAACTTTATTACGGCAAAGATGCATTATTGGTGCAGTGTGGAAACTATATTTATAATGTAAGTTCCGAGCCATCAATTTACTATGAACTAGCGTATTAATCTTTATAAGTAGTAATGTAATTAAGGAAAATATATAATCATGAAAACAAGAACAATTATAAATAAAAGAATAGAATTCGTTTGTACGGTAATGAATAACAAAGTATATTATTCCGAGCGCGAACGCAAAAGAATAGAAAGAAGAATGTTTGTATTAAACAGCTTAAAATAATATAGGTATGGAAAAGCTAAATAATTATCTGGTTCGGTGTCATAACATCAATACAACTCCACCGTATTACGATTTTAAAGTAGCGGTAACTAAGCGATATATAAAACAATATGCAAAGTTAATGCGCGAAAAATACGACATTGTAATAATCGCCAAAGTTGATAGAACTATTTAATAATGGAGGAATAATTTATGAAAAAGTATACAGAAAAGCAAATAGAGTCATTTAAAGAAATGATTAATAACGGTATAATATCTCAAATTGATGGATACCCGGAACTATGTAGAAAGATTGTACGTGATGTTCACGAAATCGAAGAAGGGTATTTTACTTTTGAAAATCTTTCTACAAATGAAATTGTAAATCAGTGGGAAGAAAGGGGAGAAAGTTGGGATTTATTAAATAAAATAATAGAAAATGAATCAGAGAGAGAAAAAGAGAGATTAATGAAATATTTATCAGAGAACTATGAGGAATATTTTCCCAAAATGGAAATAAACCGTAAATCAATGATAAAGCTATTAGAGCTACGGGATTATGCTACAAAAGAGGATATTTTAAATGAATTGAAAGAAATACTATGAAAAAGAAAAAGTTTGATCCAATAAATTTCATTCCTAATCAGTCAAAATATCAAAGAAGTATTTTAAATGAATCTTTTGAAAAAGAACTTGCAGCTAATGAAATTCAAAAGGGATTATTTTTAAAGAAAAGTAATAAATATATCAAATTAAAATAACAATCACTTTAATATATAGTTATTATGGAAACAATAATAGGTTTTAAAGGCTTCGACAAGGAGCTTAAGTGTAGAGACTACCAATATGAGGTAGGAAAAGAGTTCGAGGAAAAAGGAAAAATTAAAGCTTGCTCAAATGGTTTTCATTTTTGTGAAAATCCTTTCGACGTATTAGGGTATTACCCTCCATCCTCCGAAAAAGGATCGAGCAGATATTGTATAGTGAAAGGAAGCGGTAATATTGATAGGCATGGTGATGATACCAAAGTAGCTTGTTCCAAATTGCATATTTCAGCAGAAATAGGACTAAAGGGAATTATAGAAGCAGGAGTGAAATTTATCTTAGACAAAGTAAATTGGAAAGATAATAAGGGATCGAACATCGGATACCAATCGGCAGCAACGAACACCGGAGACCAATCAGCAGCAACGAACACCGGAGACCGATCAGCAGCAACGAACACCGGATACCAATCGGCAGCAACGAACACCGGAGACCGATCAGCAGCAACGAACACCGGA